ACTGGACCCGGGCGCTGTCCGGCCGAGGCGAGGCGTAGAACCGTGCACCCATCATCCGGAGGCAGCGGACAGGATCACGTCGACGAGCCTGTCCGCCGCGTCCGGCTTCCCATGCGTCCGGGCACGCCCGGCCATCACGGCGCGTGTTTGCGGGTCGTTCAGCAGCGGCCCGGCCGCTTCACGCAGCCGGTCGGCGGTCACCTCGCCGATCAGCGCGACGGCCGCGCCCGCGTCCTGAAGGTGCCGGGCGTTGTGTGCCTGCTCGTTCCCCGCCGAGGAGGCCAGCGGAATGAACAATGCTGGCTTGCCGAGCGCGGTCAGCTCCGCGAGCGTTCCCGCGCCACTGCGCGAGATCACCACGTCTGCCAACGCCAGGACATCGGGCAGTTCGGGTCCGACGAAGCCGGTCAGGTGGTACCGGCCCGCCATGTGCGCTGGCACCGCTGCGGCGTGGCCCCGCATTGCGCCGATATTGCCCGGCCCGCACTGGTGGATTACGTTCGCGCGCTCCAGCAGCCATGGCAGGGCGCCACGCACGACGTCGTTGATCTGCTGCGAGCCCTGCGCGCCACCGGTGACGTACACCGTCGGCAGCCGCCGGTCGAAGCCGTTCAGGCCCAGCGCGTCGACGGCCTTGTCCGCGTGCCCGGTCAGCACCTCGGCGCGTACCGGATTGCCGGTGACCACCGCGATGCTGCGCGCCGACTCCGGCAGGAGCGCCACCGTCGACTCCGAGGAGACCGCGATGCGCGTTGCCGAGCCGGCGAGCTTGCGGTTCGCCAGGCCCAGGCGCACGGTCTGCTCGTGCAGCACCAGCGGGCGATGGCACATGCGCGCGGCCAAGCCCGCGGGCACTGCGACGTACCCGCCGGTCGCGAGCACGACGTCCGGCTGGAACTCGGAGACGATCCTGCGGGCCTGCATGACGCCGAGCGGTACGCGCGCCATGTCGCGGACGTTGGCCGGGGACACCATCTTGAGCGGGTTGCTGGATCGGCGAACCTTGCCCGTGGCGACGGTCGCGAATGCGATCCCCTCGGCCGGTGCGACTCGGGCCTCCAGGCCGTCGGGGGTGCCGATCCACAGAACGTCGAGGGTGCCGCTCCCGGCCGCCAGCCGCTCCTGAAGGGTGCGGATCGCGGTGAGCGCGGGGTAGGTGTGGCCCCCAGTCCCTCCGCCGGTGACGATCAGACGGAAGGTGTTGGCGGGTTGGGGTGCACTGTTCACCCGGCGCAGACTACTGGCAAGGAACACCTCCTGTGGTTTCTGACGGTTGATTGGACGAAGCGTGGCGCTGGGTACGACAAAGCGCCCCGCCGTCCCGGAGGACAGCGGGGCGTTGCTGGGCCATCAGGCGTCCGGTGGCGTCACTGCAGCCTCCTGTACGCGCCCAGGGATCCGAGGGAGAGCACGCCGAGGAGGCCCTTGCGTGACGGGGACTCCGTCGGCGGCGTCACCGCATCCGGGGTGCACGTGTAGCGGGGCGCGGACGGGTCGAATCCGTCGACCGGGCTGCACGTGTAGGAGATCCCCGCCGGGTCCGTCCACGTCCAACCCGCAGGCGGCTGACCGGCTGCCCCGTCGCGGCCAGCCACGCCCTGATCGCCCTGGTCGCCCTTGGGTCCGGGGACGGTGGAGTCCGCTCCAGGTGGCCCTGCTGGTCCGGCCGGCCCGGGGACGGTGGAGTCTGCGCCGGGAGCGCCATCTGGCCCGGTCGGCCCGGGAACTGTCGAGACGGGTCCGGCCGGCCCGCGGGGACCAGAGGGTCCGGGCACCGTCGATACCGGTCCGGGGACGCCTTGTTCCCCCTGGACCCCTGGTGCGCCGACCGCCCCGGGTACGCCGGGGACGGCCTTCACGATGGACTGCGCGGGCGGTGCGGACGGGGTCACGCCGTGCTGCTGTAGCTGCTGCCTGGTTGTGTCCAGGCTTGACGACAGGCGGTCTATGACGGTTGCTTGCGCGTCCTGCCCGTCTGCGAGGCGCTTGTTGGAGGCTTGCACGGAGTGCAGGACCAGGGCGATGAATGCAGCGAGGGCGAGCGCTGCCACCCAGCCGATCGCCGCGCCGAGTGTGGCCCGGCGGGGGCGACGCGCTGTTCCAGCATCTGGGTTGGTCACTTGGCCCCCTTCATGGTGCTGTATGCCTGCACTGCGAGGCCGAGGAATGCGGCGGCTACGGACAGGACGGCCACCCAGCGGCCCCACGTCATCGCGGGCCGGTCTTCGATCTTCGCGACCCGGTCGGAGATCGCTTTCATGTCGTCGTCCCGGTCTTTCTCGCCCTGCTGGTACAGGGCCAGGGGTACGCAGTCGCGTGCGACGTTCGTGATGCGGCTCTCGATCGCTTCGTGGATGCGGTCGGTGCGGGTCTCGTGGTCCTTGAGTCGCCGGTATGTCTCGCCCACGGAGACGTCATCAGGCACCGTCACCCCCTACTTTTCGTGCCGCGCTCTGTGCCTGTGGGGCGCCGCATGGTCGGGGCGGCGCTCCTGGTTCAGGCGCTGGTCGGGTGCTGGGTGTCGGTGGTCTTCAGGGCCCGTTCGGCGGGCCGTACCGCGGTGGTTGGGGTGACCTGGCCGCGGGTGATGAGGGTGAGGCCGGCGACGACGAGGGCGTTGACGGCAGCGACCGTTCCGGCCGACACGTTGAAGTGGTAGGCGGCGAGGAGGTCCGCGACGACGGCGACGAGGCCGGTGAATGCGGCGGGTGCGATCGGGCGGGTCAGGGCCGCGGTGATCACAGCGAACACGCCGGAGATCACCGCGGACCAGGCGCCTGCCTGGTTGGCGGACAGGCCGACGCCGAGGGTCACGACCAGCGACAGCGCCGCGGATATGACGCCAAGGATCAGCGCCGGTTCAACGCCGAAAAGCTTGAAGGTGGGCATGGGAGGGACCGTTTCTGCTGGTTGGGGTGGTCAGGCGGCGACGGTGAATCCGTGCTGCTTGCCGAGGTGGGTGAGGCTGGCTTTGCCGGGGATGCCGTCCGCGCCGGTGCCGGTGTAGTGCTGGGCGCGCTGCTCTGCGGCGTAGGCGTTCTTCGTTGGGGTGTCGTAGATCCCCGGCAGGTAGTGGCCAAGGGCGAGGTGCTTGTTGGCGACGAGCGCGTTCTGGATCGCGAGGATCTCCGGTTCGTTCTGCGGGTACTTCCGCTCGTCGACCGCGGAGTGGGTGGCGGCCCAGACGGCGACGTGCAGCCGGACCGTCTTCGCGGCGGCGAGGGGCTTGGGCTTCGGCTTGGGGGCCGGGGGCTTGGAGAAGTTCGCCCAGGCCCGCATCGCCGCCAGGTTGGGGAAGTTCGCGACGTCTCGGTCGGTGCCCTGGATGCCGTACTGGTGCATGGTCCACGGAGCCTGTACGCGCGGGTGTCCGACTGGGGCTTCGGGGTCGGCGATCCACAGCCCGTCGCCGTAGAAGCCGGTCTTGTCGCGGTTGAGCCAGAAGTCGCGGTTGCAGTACAGCAGGGTCCGCAGGTGCGGTTGGGCTGCACGGACGGCCCGGATGAACGCGTCCTTGTCGTCATCGGAGACGCCGCCGTCTTCCCAGTCGCAGGCCAGCAGATCCCCCGGCTGGGGGTGGGCGTGCTGCAGGAAGAACGCGGCCTGCGCCGTCGGGGAGCCGGGCCGCTGGAAGTGGTAGTGCCCGGGGATCAGGCCGTGCGTGCGGCCGTAGGCAATCTGCGCGTCATGCTTCGGATTGACGTAGCTGGTGCTCTCGGTGGCCTTCACGAACACGAAGCCCAGGCCGGTCGTGTTGTACGACGTGCCCTGGTACGAGGCGACGTCTATGCCGAGGACGGTCACGGCGTGCTCCTCTCTGCGGCAAGCGTGCGGGCGTGCTTGTCGAGGCGCTGGTACTTCTCTTCGGTGCTGTGGCCGTCCCAGGTGTTGACGTCCGTCCTGGCGACGTGCGCGAAGAGGTCCATGTCGTCCGGGGAGACGTGCCAGCTCGCCTGGCCGGTGGGCAGGTTGACGATGACGACAGCCCAGTCCGGCTCGGTCGGGTCGTGGTAGCCGATCGTCGACGGGTAGGCGGCAGCCAGATGCGCTACCAGGTGGGCGCGCTCGCGGTAGACGGAGTCCACGGTCACAGTCCCTTGGCCTTGAGCCAGGCGTCCTCATCAACTCGGCGGGCGCGGATGGCCGCGGCGAGGGCCTTGTCGGCGTCCGCCGGGACCGGCGCGGGCGTCGGAGTCGGGGTGGGGGTCGGCTGGGGAACGCTGGCGAACTGCGGGACGGTGACGTCGCCGCCCTGCGAGAGCAGCCACGCCATGTCGGCCTCTGCGACATAGCCGGACCCGGCGTCGCCCCACGAGGTGTCCCACGAGTTGTCCAGCCGGAACTGGCTGCCGTCCCACGCCGACACCACCAGTTCGTGACCGCCGGCCACGCCGGAGCCCTGGTCGACAACGATTGTGCCGTCGCCCTTCGGGTCGAACATCGAGTTGAGCCACGGGGTGCCGAGCATCACCGCACCGGTCTGCAGCGCCGACTTCAGCGCGTCGAGAGAGAACGCGTGCGTGTACGAGACGAACAGGCCGAGCTGTTGGCCCGACTTGCCGCACGCGATGCCGGAGGAGCCGGTGTCGTCCGGCAGGTACTGGCCGGACACGCTGTCGAGGCGGGTGTTGAGCTCGTAGCCCTTCAGAGCGAACGACTCGTCGAGGACGTGCGCGCCCGCGCTGAAGATGCCCTTGGAGTCGGCTTTCACGGTCACGCTGGTTGTGGCGGTCCGCCCGAGGGAGTCGGTGCCGACGACGCCGGTGAAGGCGTTGCCGGTACACGAGCCAACCTGGCCCTGGTCGAGGATCGGTATCCGCCGAGTCCAGGAGACCGGCTTGACCGCGGACTTCGGCAGGACGCCGTGCGCGTAGGCGACACTACGCGGGTCGTGCTCCTCGTGCCGGCCGAGGTACTGGCCGGGGCGGTGGTTCTGTTCGATGAGACGGACGTGCACGGGCCCTCCCGGGCATGAGAAAACCCCGGCCAGCGGCGCGGGGTTGAGGGTGGGGTGCGCCCGGTGGGGTCGGGCGGAAGGGAGTTAGAAGAAGACAGGGTTCGGGTCTGCGAGGTTCGCGGTCGTGGTGACCGCGTTCTGCACCGTCTTGAAGATGGCGACGCTACGGGTCATTCCGGCGGGCAGCGCCATGGTGCGGAATGCCTCAGCAATCCCGAGGGCTACCGCATCGGTCATGGCCGGATCGGTCAGGGTGACGCCGTAGCTGTCGTCGCCGAGGTTCCCACTGATCTGATATTGGGTTGTCCCGCTGCTGTCGCTCACTGGTCTTCTTTCGGTTGGGGGTTAGCGGCTGATCCAGATCACGCGCATGCTGCACGAGAAAGGGGCCGTGGGGTTGGTATTGAGTGCGCCCCCGGAGTTCTGTGCGGCCATGACCTCAACGAAGTCCGTCGTGCCGTTCATCGTGACGGTGGCGGCCGTGAGCATGCCGCAGATGACGACCTGGGTGGGGTCCAGGCTGGTTCCGCTGCCGGCGACCGCGGCGCTGTTGAGTCCGATTTGGAGTCGCCGGTCGCCGGTGGTGTTGGCGATCCATCCGACGGTGCCGATGACGAGGTACGTGCCGGGGACGGTTGCGGTGTAGCGGCTGGGGTTGGTGACGGTGGAGTGGCCGCCGTCGGGATCCAGGAGTTCCGTGTCGAACGACAGGGGCGTCATGGTGTTACCGCCGGTGATCGACTGCGTGGCCGTCGCGATCCCGGAGAACACGGGTACGGTGAGCGCAAAGTTGTTGAGGTCCCTGACCTGGCCGTTGAACAGGGCCGAGGTGTTGAACAGGCCCGGGGACTCGGTGGGTGGGGAGGGTGGGACGCGGCCCATGTGCGGCTCCTAGTAGGCGAAAACCGTGCTGTCGAAGGCGCTGGCCGCGTCGTAGACCGTGGGGTCGGTGACGCCAGCAGGGAGGGGTTCGCAGACGATGTCGCCCGCGCTGTGGCTCTTGGTGGTGGGGGCGGCCAGGGCGATGGTGCAGGTTGTCCAGCCGGGCGATGATGCGCCGACCGTCTGGATGGTGACGGTTTCCTGGTTGGCGGTGTTCTGCCCGAGGATGAGGTGCTGGCCGGGTGCCAACTGGGTGGCGAGGGGGTTCGTGGTGTCCTGGCTGGCGTTGACGGTGATCGTGGAGACGCCCGCGGCTGGACTGCCGTTGAGCGTCGTGTGCCACGCGGCGAAGATCGCGTACAGGGTGGTGTCCGCCGGACTGCATTGCAGGGTGACGGTGGCGTCCGCCTTGTCGTCACCCCACGACCAGCCGATGTTCTCGACGAATACCTCGATCTGTGTCGCTGGCAGGTTCGGGGGGCGGCGCATCACCCGCGCCCTCGTGGAGAGTTCCATGCCGAGGACGGTCGGCCACATCGCTGGCATGGCGGCCGGGTGCAGGGTCAGGCTGGAGATGCGGGACAGGGGGTTCTTGTAGCGGCTCTTCAGGTAGTTCGCAGCATCCTGCACCTCTAGGGCGCTGGATGCGTTCACCGATCGGGTGATGGTGCGCGGGAAGTAGGCGGCGATGGAGGCCGCATCCCGCGCGTAGAAGACCTGCCCGGTGCCGGTCTGTGTGACCTCCACTATGCCGCCGAGGTGCGTGGAGTCGAAGACCGTCTGTACGCCCTCGTAGGGCCACTCGCCGAGGTCGTCCCGCTCCCCGAAGATGACGGCTGGGGTGAGGGCGTTGTAGCGGGCGTTGCGGCCGAGGAACGTGATCGTCCCGTCTCGGGCCACGAAGTGCGCCCCGTTCTCGGTATCCACCACCGATTGCAGTGCGGAGACGACGTCCTGTCCGGCGGTGTCGGCTGGGCCCATGCTGGTGGTGAGGCCGGTGGCGATGCTGGACGGGCCGGTGTAGGAGGCGTAGCGGAGGATCCGAGCGTACCGGGCCGCGGACGACTCCCCGGCCGCTGCGGACCTCCAAGCCGTGTACAGGTTCGCGCAGTCCGTTGAGGTGAGCGCGGCCGTCAGTTCTGCGATGTAGGAGACATCGCCCGAGAAGGAGAACGTGGTGGTGTTGCCGAGGGTGCCGTCGACGAACGCGCCGACTGCCTCGGAAACGATGCCGGTCGGGAAGAACGGGCTGCCGTGACCGGTGCCGCCGGAGGAGTCCGTGTTGGTGAAAGCGCCATCGACGGAGAGGAAGAACGTCGTGTTGGCGCCGCCGATGGCGTCCTGGCCGACCAAGACCAGGTGCCAGTTGCCGTCCGCGACCGGAGTGGACGACGACAGGGTTGGGCCGCCGTTGGCGAACGAGCTCATGTTCGCGTTGAGGTGGCCGCTGCTGTCGATCCAGATCTTGAACTGGCTGCCCGGATTGGCTCCGTGGTGGTTGTCGATGGCCGTCCAGATGTCGGCTTCGATGCCCGGGTGGACGGCGGGCGCGTACCGGAACGCGATCATGCGGGTGAACGTCGTCGACCCGGGCCCGAGGATGCCCGCACTGTCCAGGTCCAGGAACGATGCGGGCTGCGTGGTGTTGACGCCCGGCAGGCCGTTGGTGATCGTCACGACCGTGCCCGTCGACCCCGAGTACACGCCCGACGGTGAGGCTGCGGTGATCGCCGCGCCTGCCGTGACCGCGCCGGGCCCGTACTTGCTCGCTGTCGCCGCGATCGCCCCGAACGCGCCCGTCGTGTCCGTGAACGTCGTGGAGCCCTCGGGGTCGGCGAGGGTGTACAGGAACCGCAGGCCGTGGGAGTTGAACTCCTGCGTCAGCGGATCAGCGAGGGTGAGCTGCGACAGCAGGCTGAACGCGTCCGCGGCTGGCGGTTGGACGACGCCGTAGGTGCCGGACATGTTCCACGAGGACGGGATGTCCTCGGAGAACCCGGCGTACAGCGGGTACCACGTGCCGGGGCACACCCAGGCGGACGCGGTGCTGCCGTTCTCCAACTGGTTGCCGTCGACCTGGATGGAGCAGTTCGCTGCCGCGGTCGCCGCGACTGCCACGCCGATGTCGATGCCGTAGGTCCCGGCCGGTGCGGTGCCCGTCACGGTGATGAGGGTCCATGCGGCGGTCGCTGCTCCGGTGAGGGTGACCGTGGAGCCGTAGGTGTAGGAGGTGGGGGTGGCCGAGCCCGCGGTGGTTGGCCAGCCGGTGAACGGTTTCACCTGCAGCGACGTAGAGGCGGTGACGTTGCGGACCCGGAACTGGGCCGTGTACGGCTGGCCAGGCACCACGGCGACCTGCCCGCAGTGGACGATGCGCTGCGCAACAGCCGTGCCGATCGGCACGGAGAACTGGGCGACATGGGCGCCGATCCATGCGGTGGCCGACGCGACGACGCTGCCGCCCGTGGCGTCCGTGTCCGTGAGCAGGTCGAGGACCGTGCTCGCGGTGATCGTGCCGACCGTGACCCCGCCGATGTCCCCACCCGTGGCGATGCCCTGCGATAGGAGGTTGACGGTGGCGGGCCATTGGGCGCGGATCCGGTATGGCTGGAACGGCTGCACATGCCCCGCAACCGGGCTAGTCGTCGACGTGGGGTCGAGGTAGCCGTCGGTGTTGCCGAGAGTCGCGTTCTCCTCGCCGGCGCGCACCTGATCCAGCTCGTACTGCCGGCCCCGCGACACCGTGACCTGGCCCTGGGTGCGGGCCGTGACGTCCACGAACAGGTCGTTGGGGATCGTGCCGCCGTTCGCACCCCACGACAGGCCCGCCCCGTACTCAAGGAGCGGCCAATTCTCGTTGAACTGCCCGCCGTTGCGGGTGTTGACGTGCGCGAAAACGGAGACGTTGCCCGCGACCTCCGCGCCCGTGGCTGCCGACTCGAAACGGACACTGAGCGCGGTGGCCGACCACGAGTACGACTGAGACGACAGGTTCGTCCAGTTCAGACCGTCCGGGGAGGCGTCCGCGAAAAAGATGCCGCCGGCCTCGCGCAGGCGCCACCAGCGGTGGGCGTGCGGGTCGTAGGTGGGCAGCGTCACGGAGTTGGCTACCCCGCCGGTGAACCCCACCTGCCGGAACACGCCGCCTTCGATGCGCATGGACATGCTGTTGCTGGCGTCGAGCTGCAACCTCATGATCGTGCGGGTGGCGCCGTTACCCAGAGCGGCCGGGGTGACCTGCGCGTAGAGGCTGCTGCCCGTCGCGTCGTACAGTGCGCTCGTGCCAAGAGTGTTCGTCGCCGCCGATGTTGGCACGGCCACCAGCACCTGGTCATTGACCGTGTCCAGGGTCGCCGTACCGCCGGTGATCGTGCCCCACAACGTGGTGTTGATCGTCGGCGCGGTGAAATCGTCCACCAGTGTCGCGATCTTCGGGTTCGGCACGGGCCCCCCTATCGTTTCGGCGTGAGGCCGACGTTGGAATTGCGGAGGCCGCCCTTGAGGAGGCCGGTCCGCACGGTCTCGACGAGGTTCCGTTCGCTGGTCACAGAGCCCTGCACGGTGACGTGGACGTGGACGTCTCCGCCGCGGTAGCCGCCTCCGGTGCTGCCGGTGATGGTGGCTCCTTGGCGGACTGCCATGGCCATGCCGCGGGCCGCGATCACGGCGTGCTTGGTCGAGCGGTTGATGCCGACGGCCATGCCCTGTGCTGTGTAGTCGCCGAGCTCCGCCATCACCCTCGACGGGCTCTTGATCCCCAGCGCCTTCTTGATCGCGGCCTGCATGGATTTCGCGATCCGCAGCATCTGCGCGTCGATCGCTTTCTCCTGCGACTGCAGGCCCTTGATCAGGCCCCGCGCGGACTGGATGCCCGCCCCGTACATCGAGTTGGCGACCGCCGTGCCCGTGGCGTTCGCCGCCGTCGACAGGCCCGACTGCAGCTTGTTCATCTGCTGGATCTGGCTGGACGATCCGCCCGCCAGGGCCAGCGCGGTCGCTCCGGCCTGGTCCACGCCCGCCGTGGCGAGCTGCTGAATCAGATCCGAGCGCAGGCCCTTCTTGCGGAGCTGTTCCAGTTCCGCGGCGAACTGGGTGGCCTGCTTGACCTTGTCCTGCATCTGGCTGATGACGTCGTTGGTGTTCACTGGGCGGCCATCGGGGGCACCGGTCGTGATGATCGACGCGCCCTGCATGATGCCCGACGCGATCGTCGACTTCTCCGACGACCACTGCTTGCCGATGTTCGCCAGGTTCGTCTGCGCCGTCTTGAGCTTCGACGCCACGGAGTCCCGCTGTGAGGCGAGCTTCAGGAGTTGCGCGTTGTCCCGGGCGACGGTCTGCTGGAGGCCCTTGTGGCTGCTGCCGAAGTCGGAGTACAGCATCGACGCGATCTTCTTCGTCGCCGCCTTGACGCTCGCGGTCGAGCCCGTCAGGCCCTGCACCAGGCCGCTGATCGTGTATGCGCCCAGCGCCCGGAACTTCTTGGACGGCGAGGCGATACCCATCTCGCTGCTGAAAGCGCCGATCGCGGCATGGGCCATCGCGACAGCGGACGCCACCACGTCGGCCTGGCCGCCCCGGATGCCCGCCGCGAGACCGCTGGCCACGTTGCCGCCGACTGCCGTCACCGACGCTGCACGCGCCACGACCCCGGTACTGCCGCTGTTGATCGCCTCAAGCTCCGCCCGGTGCTGCCGGGTCGCCTGAGCGTTCACCACGAATTCGCCGTTCGAGCCCATCATTGGCACGCTGTCCGAGGTGCCCGTACCGGGCCCGGTGATCAGGCCACCTCCGGCCTTGTGCGGGCCCGCCTGGAAGTACGTCGAGGCGTTGACGCCAGTCTTGACGCCGTTGATGGTGACGGTGACCGTCTTGCCGTGCAGCCGGTCGATCATCTGCTGGTAGAACCGCAGATCAGCGAGGGCCTGCTGGTAGGCGAAGTTCGCCGTGGTCCGCGTGGACTTCGGGAAGGCGTTGACCTTGGCCTTGGCCCTGGCGAGGTTCGATTCGGCGGTCATCGTCTGGACGGTGACCTGGACTTTCGGGTCTTTGATGCTGTCCAGGGAGTCGGCGAGTTGGTGCGCCTTCTGCGAGTTCAGGCCCATCTTCTCGGCCGTCGCCACCAGGCGGTCATGGGCGTCGATGAGGACGCGGTTGGCTTTGTCCTGGCTGCCGGTCTGCGTGAGCACGGCCGTGGACACGGATTCGGCCGAGGCAGCCATCTGACTCAGCGCACCGTAAGCTTCGCGGGCTTTCTGATTGCCGAGGTCCAGTTCGCCGTTGCTGTAGCTGAGAGCCTTCGTGTGGCCCTTGATCATGGCGGTGGCGTCGTCGATGGACTGCCGGTACTGCGATTCGGCGTCCATCGCGGCACGGTTCGCGTCGTTCAGGTCGAGGATCGCCTGCTGCAGGCCCTGCGCCGCCTGCTTCTGCGCGTCGAGCTTCTTCTGGACCGCTTGGGCCTGGTTGCCGAACATGCCCATCGCGTTGGCGGCCATCTGGTCCTGGAACGCCTGGTCGGCGAGGGCGTTGTTGTAGTCCTTGAGGTACTTGGTGGGGACCTTCGCGCCCTCCTTGTTGAGGAGCGCCAACGCCTGGGTGGCTTTGTCGACGCCCTGGTTCTGGGCGACTTCCCCGATGGCTTTTCCCAGGTCACGTTGGGCGTTCGCAACGGCCTTCGAGCTGGAGGCGCTGCTGCTCCACTTTGCGCCCCAGTGCGTGAAGGAGTAGCCGATCTTGTCCCAGGCTCCGGCGGAGGCATCGGTCTCCTTCAGGACCCCGGCCATGCCCTGGCGGAGTTCGTCGAGGACCGGCGAGGCGATGCGGCCCTTGGACAGGCCCGTCTGGATAGACCGGGACAGGTCATCGACGCTGATGCGGGCCTGCTTGTTGCTGTCCGTGAGCTTGTATGCGGCATACGCCAGTCCGGCGATGATGCCGACCGCGCCTGCTACCTTCGCGCCCGTCGACAGCGAGCCGACCGCGGCGCCCACGCCCCGCACGCCACCACCCGCGCCGGCCGATGCGGCACGAAGACCGGCCAGACGAGTCGACAGGGTCCTGACGGAGTCCGTGACCGCCGTGATCCCGGAGTTCGCGAGCTTGAACAGCCGGAACGCCGCGTAGGCCTGCATGACGCGTGCCACGAACGACGGCGGCAGGGCAGCGACGAGCTTCGCCACGTCGTCGACGAGCGTGAGCATGCCCGGCCCGGCCTCCGACGATGCTTTCAGGAGCGTCTCAACGGCCCTGGCAATGTCCGCCATGGTCTGCTTGACCTGCGGGCCCTCGGCTTTGGCGTAGGCCAGGAACTGGCCGACCGCACCGTTGCCGCCGCCTTCGGACAGCACCCGCGTGAAGTGGATCAGGTCGTCGACGCTGTGCTTCAGCGCGCCGTCAGCGAAGGCCGTGAACTCCTTCATGATCCGGTCGAAGCCGGGCGTGTTCACCGCGCCGCCCGCCACGGTGACGAGCCGGTCAAGCTGGCCGGAGGTGTCCTTCACCATCGGCGACAGCCTGGGCAGGATCTGCTCAGCCACCGCAAACGAGTGCAGGACCGGCTGCATCGTGAACCTGGCGAGGCCGTCGGACCAGCCCTTGAAGTCGTCCTTCAGGTGCAGGAAGCCCATCGCTGCGCGCTGCGTCGCCACCGGCATCCCATCCAGGGCGGTGGACACCGCCTGATTGGCCTGCACCGCCTGCTTCGACAGCGGCCCGTACTTGGCCACCGCGGCGTCGTACTTGCCCTGCGCGTCCGCCGCCGCCCCGAGCGACGTCAGCTGCGACTTCACCGCCAGACCAAAGGCACCCACCGCGACCGTACCCGCGGTCAGGCTGAGGGCCACGTTCGTGGCGACCGCCGCGATCGGTGTCAGCGCAGGCGCCAGAGAGATCAGCGTCGCCATCGCGCCGACACCGTTGGCCGCGCCCGCAGCCGCGTTGCCGGGTGTTCCGCCGCCGACGACACGGGTGCGGATCGTCACCGTGCGATCCCGCGAAATGCGGGCCAGCCGCGCCTCGGCACGGCGCTGCGCCCCATCGTCCATCTGCGGGCGGACCGGCACGTCGATACGCCGGCCGAGTTCCCGCAGCACCACCTGCACACGGCGCAGCGCCTGCTGGTCCATGACCGGCTTGACCGGGACTGTCATGGGGCCGCGCTGCAACTGTGCGGAGATCCGGCGCTGCTGCGCCTCGTCGATCCGCAGGCCCACGGTGGCGGTTCCGCTGATCCGGCCGATGCGCTGCTGGATCCGCTCCGCCGCGCCATCCCGCAGTTTCGCGTCGACGGTCAGGGTGACTTTGGTCTTGCCGACGTCGACGGCCCACCGCTTGACCTTGTCCTTGGCTGTTGCGAGGACTCGGGTGAGGCTGGCGTCGTCGCCCTGGAGTTTCGCAACAACTGGGGGCAGGTAGTCCGGCACGTTCGCCCCCGTTCGGTCAGGGTCGGCGGGGTTACATGGCGCGGGACCACGCCTCGGCGTACAGGCGCCGCAGGTCGTTGCGGGAGTCCCGCACAGTGGGTGCCAGGTAGGGGCGCGGCGGGAGCGTCACCGAGTGGTTGCGGCCAGTGCGGCCGCCCAGCTCCTGGATGCGGGAGTACGCAGCCGTGGGCCCGAGTTGCCCTTCGTAGCCGCTGCCGGTCGGTACCGGTCCTGTCGGGGACAGGGATCCGCGCAGGTGCCCGGAGATCCGGGCTGGCGGCCCGCCGGGCGGCGCCGGGGTCGGCGTGTTCGGCGGATGGTAGTAGCGGGACAGCCGGCCGTGGGTGCGTTGTTGGAGCAGCCTGATGCCGTCCTTCGTGGCCTTACGGGTGGCGGAATGGAGGCGCTGCTGCAGGCCGTCGATGGCAGTGGCCCACTCGTCGACGCCGTCGACGGAAATCGTGACGTCCACGTGTTCACCTCCGGCTGGCTGTCCGCTTCGCCTCCGCGTCCGCTTCCGCCTGGGCTTGCGCCTGCATCGTGGCCTTGGCCGTGTCGACAACGCCGGCGAACACGGGAAACTGCCTGATGACCCATGCCGGTTGGGCGTCAACTTGGGTGGGGGTCCAGCCGTACCGTTCGGCGAACCACCCGTACCGCCACGCCATCGCCTCAAGCGGGGTGGTGGGGTGCTCGCCGGGGATTGGTCGGCCTTCGAGCACGGCTAGGACGCGTCGGCGTCCCCAGTAGGGGAAGCCTCATCCGCCTTCGCCTCAGCGAGTTCCTGCGGGTCTTCCGGCTCAGGGTCGCCCGGGAAGAGCACGGCCTCCGCGTCCTCGACGAGCTTCTTCAGCGTGTTGTAGTCGCGGATGCTGATCAGCCTCAGCGAGCCCGGCTGTCCGGGCACTTCGGGGGCCTGGGACGGGACCGGCAGCGGCAGCGACCATGCGACGACCAGGGCCCGGATCACGCCGTCGGTCATCTCGCGGCGGATCTTCATCTGGTTGGGGCCGACGATCCGGTCCTCAATGTCCATGAGGTCGCCGGCGAGGAGTTCGGCCGGGTCGCGGAGCTCGACCCACGACTCCGGTGTGGTGAGGGCGTGTCGCTGTCCCATGAGGGTGGTGCCTTTCGGTGGAAGGGTGGTGCTGCCCCCGGGCCCTTCCAACCCAGGGGCAGCAGTAGAGGGGGTCCGGCGGGGTTAGAAGGTGCCGGGGGTGATGCCGCAGGTCACGGAGACCTTGATCGGGGACATGCCGCCGGAGCCGCCCGCGTTGGTGGTGTTGAAGACGGCTTCGAAGCCGTCCTGGTAGGCGACGGCGGCCTTGGACGTGTCGGGGGCTGCGGAGGTGAACGCGGCGACCTGGCAGTCGATCTGCACGGTGATCGCCGCAGTTCCGGCCAGGCCGTTGCTCACGAGGATCTGTACCTGGGGCTGGGTGTTGTTCAGCATGTACAGCAGCGCGGACTCGTCGCTCACGGCGCCGAAGTTGATCTTGCCGGACACCGAGAGGCCGCCGCGCTGGATGATGTACGGCGTTTGCACGCCGTTCGCGGTGAAGATCGGCGTGAGCTCGCGGGCAATGTCGACCTCGCCGTCAGTGACGTTCTGCACGAGCGTGCCGCCCGAGGCGGGGCCGCCGATGCCGACCTTCGTCCGCCACGACGCGACCGGGAGGATCGTCGTGGGGTTCGCCGTCGGCGCCGCGCCCGCGATGACCGACGGCCACGAGGTGCCCTGCCCGGTCCACGCGAACAACTCCGACTCGGCATTGAACGTGAGGTTCATGCCGGACATGCAGAATCCCGGGTACTGCCGGGCACCCACCGTTGCCGTCGGGCCGAGGGAGTGCGTCAGGGTGTGCGACGGCGGCTGCCCGCCACCGGAGTTGAGCAGCGACCACGTGTACGTGTACGGGCCGGCGGTGACCACGGGCACGACAGTCTGCGCAGAGGCGTGCGTGTAGACGAGGCCACCGGTCGGCGACGACAGGGGGATCGTGAACGGGCCGGACCCGGACGGGGTGCCGGTGGTGAATACCTCCGCGGTCGCACCGGTGCCGATCTGTACGACGGTCGCCGCGGGGATCGTCGCGGCCGTGGAGATCGTCGTCGACCCGGCGGTGGCCTGCGACGACAGGGTCGTCGACCCGGCGCCGGTGGGGGTGCCGGTGACGGCAACGTCGCCGAGGATGTTGCGCAGCCACCAGCCGAGGGTGTCGCCGTAGACGGGCCCGCCCAAGCTGATGTCTGCGGTGGCGACGCCCTGGATCTGCGCGAAGGAGTCGGTGCCCATGCTGCCGCGCCACGACTGATCCTTCAGGAACGTCGGCTTGTCGCTGGGCGTGAACGTGGTGAGCAGTTGGGTGGCGGTCATCGCCACGGCAGCGCCCTGCGACACCTCGGGGGCGATGCCGATGAACTGCTTGGTGGATGCGAACGTGGTGGGAGTCGGCACCGGTCACTCCTCCGGGAGGGCCGGGGCGTTGTCCGGCTGCTGGTTGGGCTTCTTCTTGGTGGGGGCCCAGCGGCCGTCGCCAGGCGCGGAGAACTGCCAGTCGAAGACCGTTGCCGGGGTCGCGGCGATCGCAGGCTCGTCGTCGGCGGCCGGGCGGCCCGGGTCGGCCGGGCGCGCCGTGAGCGGCACTTCGAGGTATTGGGTGGCGATCGGGCCGGTGAACTCGTACACGCCGGCCGCAAGTCGGCCGGCCGGGACGGCCTCCAGCTCCGGCTCACTGGGTGCGGGGGCGGTGTCGGTGGTCTTGGCGGGGGCCGGAGTCGCATCCGGCTCCGGCTCGTGGGCAGGCTTCGCGGGCATGCGGAACTCCGGTCTGGTGAACAGGGGTGATGGGGCGCGGGCCGTCCTGTCAGGCTTGGACGATCTCCAGGGCGGTGTAGGACATGAGGAGGAAACTCTTCGTCAGGCCAGCTTTGGTGTCGGGCTGGCCGTACTCGCAGTCGATGGAACCCTGGCCGCCGTCGACCGCCTCACCAGCCTCAAAGCAGGCCCCGCCCAAGGCGCGGTCAGCCCGCATGTGCTCCTTGAGGGCGTCACGCAGGGCATACACGTCGTCCTGGGCGTCCTCCGCATGGGGCGTGCGGGACCGGATGTAGCAGGCCATCACGATGCTGTAGCGGACGTTCTTCATTCCGCCGTGCTCACCGCCGACGGCGAAGCGCTGCTCGGAGTCCTGCGGGATGTAGATGACGATCTGACAGCCCGTGCGGGCCCCGGCATCCTGGCCGTTGAAGAAGTCCGCGAGCCTGTCGTCGGCGGCCCACGCCCTACGGACGACACCGACCGTCCAGGACGCTTCGGATGCTCATCGCACCCTGCCGTAGGACGCGAGCGTTCGCGCCGCCTCAGCGATCAAACCCGACCCGTTGCGGGGGTCGTTGCGACGCGTGTCCGAGCCCAGTGACGTGTTCGGGAACTCGTCCTCAGCCGTAGAGTCCGGGCGCATCAGCGTCGCCATGGCGTACTGAATGACCGCGGTACGCACCTCGGTGGGCATCCCCGACAAGTCGCTGCCGGCGGTGTGCGTGTTGAGGGCGGGCGCGGCGAGGGTGACCGTTGTCGGGGCCGGTGGGGCCGTGGCCGCTGGCGGCGTCCACGTCGGGGAGACCGTGATGGTTTCCTCGCTGCCGGGTTCCCAGATGCGGTACTGGCCGCCCGGGACGATGCCTGTCGGGTCGGCGACGGTCAGCGTCGTCGCTCCGGCGGACGAATCCGTGCCGAGGACGGTGGCGACGTATCCGGCCTGGTAGGACAGTCGCGCGAACACCTCGCCGACCGGGCTGCCGAACTGGAGTCCCGAGGAGGCAGGGATGGACGGCCCCGGCAGTGTCACCAGGATCTGCCGGGAGTCTTCGATCCACACCCCAGACAGATCCGCTACGGAGTTAAGACTCGTTGGCGTGTAGCCCCACGCCAGGCCGGTCACGGCGACGACCGGGTTGTCGTCGGCGTGGATCGACAGGCGGCCATATCGGTCCATCCGCTGCCGGAACTGCTGAGTTTTGGCGTGCGCACCCAAGGGCTGGTTGCACTGGTTGTCTGCCCACGCGCTGGCGGCGAGAAGGATGTTGTTCAGTTCAGCGTCCTGGTCGGTCGGATCTGAGGAGTCGACTCTGAGGCCGGTCACATCCAGGTAAGTGGGGTGTGCTCTGAACGCGGCCGTGGACACGTAAGGCACGTCGGTCATGGCGGCCTCCGTTCATCCAGTTATAGGTCGCGATTCCAGGAGCCGTGTCCGCAGCCGAGAGAAGTGGCGCCCTCGGGCCAGCCGGCTGGCCAGCACTGGGTGCAGGGCTGCTCGCTCGGCTCGGTGTCGTCCGAGTCGCCGCTGGGCGTGGGGGTCGCGTCGGTGGTGTCGTCGGGGTTGGCGCTGTCCGTGGGTTCGACCTGCGGGGCGTTGTCGGCCCCGGGCTCCTCCGTCGAGTCCACGGGCGCCTGGGGGTCCTCAAGGGTGGGTGTTTCCTTGGGCTGCGCGGCAGCCCGCTTTCGCGGAGGCATCCGCTACTCCTTTTCGCAGGTCCCGCCACAGCGGGAGCAAGTGGTGAAGAACGACCCGAAGGAACAGGCCGTACAGCGGTAGCCGCCGCTCGTGCGGCCTCCGAGGTTGGGGTTGAACCCGCCCGCCTTGACCAGAGCGGCAGCGTCGGCCGGGTGCATGTCGTAAACGCCGTCGCAAGATCGGTAGCGGCGTCCGGTGATGCCGTCGACTTCACGGACGGCCCCGTCGGGGGCGGCAACACGCATTGGTTCCTCCTGGCATGACGAAGGGCCCGGCACCAAGCGGTGGCGGGCCCTTCGGAAGGGTGGTCAGATACGGGACTTGCCCCGCGATATCTGGCTGATCAGGGCTTGGGACACCCCGTACTCGGCAGCCAGGCGAGTCTGGGAGATGCGCTCCCCAGCAAGGCGCGAACGGATCTCCGCCACCTGCTCATCGGTCAGCTTCCGAGGTACCGGCCTCTTCTTGACGGTCACCCGGTCCTCAGGCTTGACCCGAGCGGCTGCCCGGTTGCACTCCCGGCAGTACCGACTGCCTGACGGAGTGAAGTAGGTGTTCTCGGGCGTGTACTCGTGGCCGTGGGGGCAGTGCGTCTTGGCCCGGTTCCGCTCTCGCGAGGATGCGCCGAGAGAGGAGCGGTCGGGCGCCATGTTCTCGGCGTGCGTGACCGGCTTGAGGTGCGATGGGTTCACGCACCGACGGTGGGGGCACTTTGCGCCGAGGCGGCAGTCCGAGGTGTGGCAACGATGATCGATCTCGCGGTCGTCTGGGATGGCACCGAAGGCGATCTCCCAGGCGACACGGTGAGCGCCGCTGCCTCGGCCAGCCCACTTGATGATTCCGTACCCGTTGCTGGTTGATCCTGTCCACAACCAGCAGCCGCCGTGGCCTGTGCGTTCGACCCGGGCCCAGAACGCTTCCGTCGGCGTGAGGTCCGGCCGAACAGCACCGTGAGCTTTCCACTGCTGGTAGTGGCGCCCGCACATGCCCCGGGACTTGGCCCGAGTGGCGCACCCGTCAACCGTGCAGGTTGGCGGGACGTACTCGTACTTGTCGGTGTTGCCAGTGCGCTGCCACCGGCCGTAGTGCATCTGGCACAGCCCTCGCGCTAGATGCGGCTGGTCGCAATCTTCGATGGTGCAGGTGCCCCTAGGCTTGGGCATCGGTCGTCACTCTCCTGAGAACTGGGCGTCGGCCACGAGGGGACGGAGTGGCTGCTCCGTCCCCTCGCCTGTGTGACCATCCTACCGTCTCAGGTGATTACGAACGCTGCCGTTATCAAGACTACTTGATTCCGAGGATCAGCCCAGACCAGGCGGGCGCATAGTGCACCAGTGCACTGTAGACGTAGGTTGACTGGTCATACGTAGCCTGGATCACAGGCCAATCCACGGCCATGTAATCCTGGACGCAGACCATCTCAGCGGTGTTAGACACCTCGGAGTCCGGGACAGGCAGCGTCAGGGAACGGATGAGGGCGGTCCCGGACGGCATGTACGGATGGACCTGGAGATCGACCATCTTGTGGGTGATCTCGTTCTCGATGCCCGTGACGGACGTGCCGAGGGTGGCGCCGTGACCGTCGTTGGAAAGCGCGATGCGGTAGTTCGCGGAGCTTGAGGTCTTCAGCAGGTCGCCGACCTCGACCATGGTGCCGGCGTCGGCCCAGATCTGGTCGGGGTCGGCCTTCACGGACTGGTACAGCGACAGGAACGCAGCCTGGAATTCGGTGCCCGGGTTGGTGTTGCTCAGGGCGGCGTTGAGACGCTTGACGTACCCGGACTGGGTGGGGTCGGCCTGGACGGTGAGGAAGCCGTCGTATGCGCTGGAGGAGGCGCTGCTGTCCGAGGACGGGACGGCGGCGGTGCCGGTGGTGTAGGCGCTGAGCACCACAGAGTTGCCGGTGAAGGAGGTCTGGAAGACCTCCGATCCCGACGGGCCGAAGTACAGGTTGTAGCCGTAGGCGCCAGTCGGCTCCGTGGTGACGGTGACGGTCACGATCTGGCCGGAGGTGACGGTGACCGACGCAGACGAAGACGGCACGGACTCGCCGAAGCCACCTCGGGCGGTGACCTTCACCGAGTAGGTGGCAGCCGGGATCGTGCCGGAGGTGCCGGACGCGGCGGCGGACACTGCGGGGGCGGAGATGGCGCCGGCGTAGCCGGTGTCGGTGCCGCGCCCGAAGAGGATGGCGCGCTCTTCGCCGCCGAACGTCGCCCATAGCAGGGCGGTCTGGGACAGGGAGCGGATGTCCTCGAAGCCCTGGCCGGCGAACTGCGCCTTCCAGGAGACGCTGTCGGACAGGCCCATCTCCTTGTAGATGACGGACTTGGAGTCCGACGCGTAGTTGATCTTCGCGCCGCGGCGGAGGGACAGCGCTCCGAAGCTCGCAGTCTGTGTCTGCGAGTCCATGAACGGGTTCAGATCCGCGACGCCCCCGACACCCGAGTTGGACCAGCCGAGGATCCGCTTGAACTGGCGGGCGGTGCCCTGGCCCTTGCCGCGGGGCAGGCTGTTGCGCAGCGGCGTCAGCCGCGGCACCAGCAGCTTGGCCGGGACCTCCAGGTCGACGGGGACCAGTCCGGTCGAGTTGGGGGTAGTGGTCGTCCAGTCCTTGTTGATGTCGCCGCCGACGGCCTTCAGTTCGTCGAGCTGCGCCTGGATCGAGGCGACGGCCTCTGCGGACAGGGACTTGGTGAGGGTGTCGACCTTCTCGGCGATCTCCGCGCTGGTGGTGGAGGTCTTGACGATTCCCTCGCCCGGGGCGAAGGTCGTGCCGCCCTTGGCGGCCTTGGTGTGGGCGCTCTTCAGAGTGTCCTTGTACTGCTCGAACCGCTGGGCGACTTCGACCCCGGATTCGGCGTCGGAGAACATCTCGGAGGGCTTTGGTACGGCGTAAGGCATGTCTGGGTCCGTTTCTGGTGAAGTGGAGTGGCGATCGGGTCCGGGTGCGCTCAGGCGCCGTCGGATTCGGCAGCCTTGGTCGCGTCGGCGGCCATCTGCAGGTAGCCGGCCTTCGCCTTGGGGTCCGCGACCTGGTCGGCCATCGCCCGGAAGCGGGTGGCCTTGGCCAGGTGGTCGTCCTTGATGGCGGCCCGGGTGGTGTCGGCGGCAGTCCTTGTCAGGACGGGACCGCCGGGGATCGGCTTGCTCTTGACCTTCACCAGTTCGGCCTCAAGCGCTGCGATGCGCTCCTTGGAGGCTTCCTCGGTCTTTGTCACGGCTGCCGTGATGAGCTGGTTGACGCGCTCTTCGTCAAGGGCGGGCGTCGGGCTCGTGGTCTTGGTGTTGTCGGGTTCGGCGGCGAGTGCCACCTGAACCATGTCGTCACCGGTGGTGGCGGTGGCGCGGTCGGTGAAGGGGGCGCTGGTCTCGCCGACTGCGGCCTCGTGGCTCCACCAGTCGAGGTACATCGACAGGGAGCACAGGAGTTGCTGGAGGTCGCAGCGTTCGTCGTCGCCCTGCGCAAATTCGTCGAGTTCGGCCTTCATGACGTTGATGAGGCCGTCGCGGACTGCGGCGAGTTCGGCGGGGTCGTGGACCCAGGGGCCGTCTGCCTTGATGAGGTCGGGGTCGGTGGACTTCCACGCGTCGGGCAGGAGATCTTCGCGGCGAAGGGCCTTGGCGCGCTGAATGATGTGCCGCTTGGCTGCGGCGGGGTCCTTGGCGCGGCCGATGGCCTTGATGGCGTTGCGGAGGTCGGAGGCGTTGGCGATGGGGAATCCGCCGTCACTCATGGCCTGCCCGTTGTCGGCCGCTTCGCGTCGCTGGTCGGCGGTGAAGGCGCGCTTGGCGAGGGCGGCTTCGACGGCGCGGGTGATGCGGTCGTCGAGATCGACCGGGATGCCGGCGCTGAGGTGAGCAGGGATGTCGCTGCCGACCGTGCGCATGACCTCGGCCGGGGACGAGATGTTCAGTTCGCTCCCCTCAGGCGTGACGCTGGCGGTCTGCTCCGACGCCGCCGCGTCCTGCTCCGCGTTCGGGTCGCCTGCTTCGCCAGTCGGCTCGGATACCGGCTGGTCCACCGGTTCGGCGGGGCCGGTCTCGGCTTCCGCGTCAGCACCCTTGGACAGGTCTGCGGCCTCACCTTCGAGGAGTTCCTCGACGCGCACCAGACCGGTCTTCTCGTCGTAGTCCGCAGCCTTGATCTGCATGCCAGGCGTCGCGGTCTTCGAAACCACCAGCGTGCAGGTCGGATTGCATGGCACGTCCACGAGTGAAACCTCGACGATGCTTCCCGAAACGATCTTCCCGCCGGGGGCTGCGGCATCCTTGACCACCCGGGGGTTCTTGATGCCGATGCTGTAGCCCTTCAGAACACCCTTCTCGACCTTGCGGGCCGAGTTCGGGTCGACGATGACCGACCGGAGCATCCACGAGTCGCCGTCCTGCGCCAGTTCAGTGGCGACTCCCGCCGCGATCGAAGAGTGCTGCTCCCGGACAGCGCCTCCCATGACCATGTAGTCCGGCATGGCGGTCTTCAACCACTGTGAGTCGCAGATCTGCTGGTCGAGGTCAAGGTCAGGGCCAGTAGCCTTGCCGTAGACGACGAGGTCACCGTCAGCGTTCCGCTCGAACTTGGTGATGTCCGCGGCGTAAGCACGCGCGATGTTCATGGCAACTCCTTGTGCTCGCCGCGTCAGCGAGGGCTCGTCAGAACCGTTTCTGGGCACATAAAAGGGGCGCCCACTGGACGCCCCTCTTCATGGTCTTGTGCGGCTACGAGGCCGCTCTCTTTAGGTACTCGATCGCCGCGATAAGTCGATCAGGGTCGTCCTTGAACTGGCCGAGGCCGGTGTTGCAGCCATCGCAGAGGAGACCCCGAACTGCGCCCGTGACGTGGTCATGGTCGACTGAGAGAAACTGCTTACGGGCGTCAACGCGACCCCCATAGGGCAGCCCGCCACAAATGGCGCACACGCCGCCTTGCGCAACCGACAAGGCGTCGTAGTCCTCAATCGAGAGGCCGTAGTTAGCCTCCAGCTTGTAGCGACGGTTCCGCTCGCGAGCCCATTCAGGCCCCTTGAGATCCTTGTGTCGCTGCCAGTAGTGCCGGCGCTTCTCGCGAAAGTTGGGGTCGTTGGCGTATCGCTCGCGGACCCGGGCCGCGCGGAAGCAGGCCCTGCATTGGTACGCCCGACCGTCGGGTGCGTCGCTTCGCGGCGAGAACGCATCGAGAGGCAGGACTTTGCCGCAAGTGGAACACGACTTCTCCGATGCGGCCAGTTCTTCAGCGGTGCGCTGAGGCCGCAGGTTGCGCAGTAGCTTCTCGGGATCGCCATGGCGAAGCCAGCGATCGTAGTGCGTCCGGCACCATCCTTTGGAACGGATGGGTTGTTGGCAGGTGGCCAGGGCGCATGTACCTTCTGTCACGTCGACTCCGCTTGCTCGGATTCGGCATCAACCCCGTCGGTGTGCTACCACCGGCGGGGCCTTTTTGTTGGCCATTCTATCGCCCAACTTCCCCTGCCATCAGGCACTTTGCAGCCCAATGCCTCAGGCGGGAAGCAAGCTGCAGCGGCATGAGGGGTGTGCTGGCGGGGCGACGTCTCCGCTGGGCAAGGTCGTGCCGATGGGAACGGGTCCGGCTGCGGCATTGTCAACGCAGATCGGGCAGACGTGGTCGTCAGGTTCGGTCAGCCAGATGGTGCGGCGGATGCCGTCGGACCGGTACGTGTCGATGGTTCCAGCGCCGACGCCACGGGAGATCTCGGTGGTGGCAACGGTCTTGGCCCAGGTCTTGTCGTCGAGGGCGTCGCGCAGTGCCTGCGCAAGTTCCTTGATGGTGTCGCCCCGACGGCGGGCGTCGCGGAGGATCCGCGCGAGATGGCGGAGGCGGCTGGCTGCGATCCCCCGGATGATTGTGGCGGCCTGGTCGATGAGAGCTTGAAGCGCTGGAGGCGCGTTGGGGGGCGTTGCGGGACGACCAGGACGCCAGTGGCCGTGAGGCTCGTGGCCGTCGAGAACGGTGCGGGCCGCTCGGTGGCCGACGGTCCAGCCGTCCCGGTGCAACGTGGGGATAACGGCCAGGGCGGCAAGGAGAGCCGCTCCGGTGCCGGTGGCGGTCAGCCATGCCAGGGCGTCACTGTCGTCGTCCTGACGCGGTGGCTGCCCTTGTGGTGGCGCCTGATGCGTGGCTGCCCACTGGCGGGCTAGGTCGTCAGTGTCGAGCGTGCCGCGCACCGCAGTGCGGATGCGCGGCACCCAGTAGTCGACGGCTTCGAGGTCAGGCCCCCAGCCCGGCCATATAGTCGTGCCAGGGGCTTGCCGTTTTGGGTCGGCGTCCCGGTCCGGCGGATGGTCGGCGGCCACGAATACGATGCGCGGGTTGTCGGCAAGGTCCGGCGCGTCGGCTTTGGTGAGAACGGCGCACTGGAACGGGCGTCCCCCATTCCCGCGTTTGGCAGCCCACTTGCGGAATGCTGCCCGCTCGGCTTTCACAGCCGCTTGCCGCTCGGGATCGTCCGCCTCCTGGTCGCCGTCCGTGTTGGAGCCAGGGGGTGGTTCCGATGAGTCGGCGTCCGGACCCTGTGGCGCATCCAGGATGCCGTCCGAGTCCTCGTCCTTGAGTGGTGCACCCGTGACCTGGTCGATGGTCTCCCCGGCCGGTACGAGTTTCGACGCGCCGTCGATGAAGACGATGCCCCTTGATGTGCGGATGAACGGCATGTCCGCTTCGGGGAATGCGAAGCGGGGCAGACCCTGCCGGTCGCGGTCCTCGTTGATGGTCATGCGTGCTTCGCCGACACGCGACCCCGCAACCTCGTCGGCAGCCGCCTCGTCCTCGTTCTCCAGACCGAGGAACCGGAATTCCAGTTCGTCCGGCATGCCAAGGTGCTGGCGGGAGATGTCGGTGATGATCGAGGCGAGCCACCGCAGCAACGGTAGGCGGCCCTTGCGGTCCTGCACGTCCGCCTGGCCCTCGTGGTAGCCGGCCGACCCGAGGCCCTTGGCTTCGGTGAAGCCCAACTCGGAGATCGACACGTCGAAGTGCGACGCCAGCAGCTTGATCAGGTGCAGGTCGTATTCGGGCTTGTAGCGCTCTGCCGCATCCGAAGAGTCCGCCGGTTCCAGCCCTGGGGGCAGGATTCGGAAGCGCCGCCGGTTGTGGGTGTCGCCGCCGTAGAAGTCGTTGAAGTCCCGCTCGTACTCCAGGAGCTGCTGCGGGGACCAGGAATTCTGGCCTGCGCCGGTGGAGTGCTGCAGCCAGCCCGAAGGCATGACGCCGTCCGTGTACTCGCTCTTGAGCCACTGGTAGCGACGCATGTACAGGTCGCCGTCGTTCAGTGCCTGCTCGACAGCCGAGTACCCGTAGGGGGTCCAGGTGCGCACGGCCCGCCGGATGTAGATCAGCTGATCCGACGGGTAGCCGCCGGGGATCTCCTGACCCTCATCGCCGACGCTCGTGTCGGCCGTGAAGTCGCCGCGGGGAAAACCGTGAAGCACCTGCTGATAGGCCGGATAAGGAGGCACGGGGCGGCCGCCACGGTGATCCAGGAGCGGCTTGATCGTCGACCCGTCGAGGATCTCCAGTGAGAACAGGTCCCCGCCGTAGGTGTACCGCGGGTAGATCGCCATGGCGTCGAGAACGTAGTGCTCCTCCAGGAGTTGCCCGAGCCACTCCGCGAAGGTGTAGCCATTGCCCTGGTCGGGGGTGCGCCAGAACGTGGTGATGCGGTCGATCTGCGGGTCCAGATCCTTCCGCAGGTCGTCCTCAAGCTGCGCCCGGGACGCGGTGGGGTTGCCGCGCTTCGCGGTCTGCACGGCTCGCTTGGTCAGTGCGATGTCCCAGTCGGTGGAGACCGTCTCGTTCTTGCGGATCTCGATGCAGCGCCGGAACAGGGGGATGTTGTCGGCGGCGTCACGGAGGGTCTTCCACGGGATGAGGCGGTGCCTGTTGCCTGCGTCGGGCAGGTTCCACGACACGTCGTACTCGAAGATCCGCGGTTCCGGTCGGCCTGTGTCCCGGCGTACAGGGTCCAGTGCCGCCGGTGTCGCGGGTACGCCCGGCCCGAACGCGTAGGGGAACGTGTCCCGCGGCATCGCCTGCGCGGCGGCGAAGTTCTGGCCAGCCGCGAACGCGGCAGCCATGATCTCCGTGCTGGACAGGGTGGCCCCCGCGGTGTTGCGGGCCAGGGGAGCCTTGGTGATGGGCTGCTGCTTGCGCGGGCGGTTGCGCCTACGGCTCACGGCAACCCCCTTGGTGTTGATTTGCGGCAGTCAGGCGTTGCGGTAGGCGCTGAGCCACGCCATGGCTTCGTCGTGGCCGCCGGGCGCCGCGTAGAAGGCCAGCAGGAGGGCGTCGGCGTTGTCCGGTGACCGGCCGATGCGCTTCTTCGTCTCTTCCTTGGGCTCCACGACGATCCGGCCGCTTGAGTCGGCGTAATACTTGGGCGCCGTGAGCTGGGAGATGAGCCGCTCGCGGTCGTCTTCGCCGAGCTGCGACAGGTCCCACGCGCCGTCTTCGGAGAGTTTGCGGCCGATCTCCCACCAGATCTGCGAGCGCAGCCGAGGGAAGCGGTTGGGTTGACTGGACGCGACGGACACGTTCACGCCGAGGATCTCCGCCTGGTGGAGTCCCTGTTCGCGCTTTTCCCGAAGCGATCCGACGATGCCCCATCCGATGCCGATCGAGTCGACTTTCACGGCGGTGGCGCCGGTGGTGCGGATGGCTTCCAGGATGAGGCCGACGACCTTCATCGGGTCCTTTTCCCGGGACCGCCATTCACGGCCGACCTGCGGGCCGCGTCGTTCGCGGATGCACGTTTCGTCGCCGCCGGCCCCGAGGTCCACGCCGAGTTCAACGGGGGCGAGGTCCAGGTCTGTGTGCGGGGTGTCGCGGGGCTGAGCGCAGGCGCGGATCGCGGACAGGCGGACAACACCGTCGTCGGAGTCCGACGGGAACTCGCCGAGGACCTTAGAGATGTAGGTGGGCGACTGTTCGCCGTACTCGGCCCGCATGTCGTCGACGTAGGACTGGCCGACGAGCATGGGCCGCACTTCGTCGGGGACCGGCTCGTCGGTGAAGTTCGGCGAGTCGAACGCGCTGATGCGGATGACGTTCCAACGCCCACTGGCGCAGGCCTGCGCGAAGTAGGAGCCGGGGTCGTCGGGGTTGCCGACGGCGAGGATGCGGCAGTGCTCGCCGGTGGCGATCGAGTTCGCGGCAGTCCAAAACTGCTTGTTGATGCCGCACGCTTCGTCGAGGAGCACGAGAACGTACTTGGCGTGGATGCCTTGGAAGGCGTGCGGGTTGTAGTCCGACGGCTTGCGGCCGAACGCCAGGAGCCGCTTGTCGAGCTTCCAGTCGGTTTCGTTGATGCGGCCGAGGAACGGATTGCCGCGGGCTTGGGCCTTGGCGAACGCGCCGTTGATCTCCGACCAGAGGATGGCCTTGACCTGGTCGCCGGTGGGGGCGGTGGTGACGACGCGGGCCTCGCCGGGCGGGTGGATGTCCAGCCACCAGGCGGTCAGCCGGGACGCGGTCCAGCTCTTGCCTGTGCCGTGGCAGGACTGGACGGCGGTGAGCCGGTTGTCGCGGACGGACTCGGCGATGGCAACCTGCTTGGACCACATGTGTTCGCCGAGCTTGTCGCGTGCCCATCGTGCTGGGTCGAGGGCGTACTCAGCCGATCGACGGTCCTGTTCGGTGGAGGCTTCGAGGCGGTCTGCGGCGAGGAGGAAGGCGCCCATGGTTCACCTCGTTGCGGTCAGGACACGGCTCGAAGCTCCGCCGCGGCGACCTGCCGGGCTTCGACGAGCGCTGGCCCTGTGATGCCAGCGTGCGCGAGGGCCGCTTCGATGGCGCGGATGACCGCCTCAGCCTGCTTCTCTTCGATCGCGGCGAGCCGTTCGTCGATGCCCAACCTTGCGTAGGCGGCCAAGCGGGTGCCGATGCGGTCGAGAGCCCGCTCGTACAGGGTGATTTCGGCGCGGATCTGCTCGCCAGCCGCACCCTTGTAGCGGATCTCCTCCAGGTCTTGGACAAGCTTGAGGAGCGCGTCCTTGAAACGGACCTCTTCGCCGATGTGCTGGGCGAGGGCCTGCAGCGGGTTGTCGACGGGGTTGATGTCGAGGCGCAGCGCCAGGGCGCGGGCCTTCTTCTCGACTTTGTCTTCGGCCACGCGTCGTTCACCTGCCGCTCTCATGTACCGGTTGGAGCCGCCGTGGCGGTAGCAGACGGTGAGGCCGGCGATGGCCCACAGTTTGCAGGGGCGGGTGCGGTGGCCGTCGGCGTCGAGGCTTTTCCCGTGGCAGCGGCGTTCGGGTGGCGGGTCGTGGGAGGGAACCCAGGCGCCGGGCTGGTGGGAAGGGCACAGCTCGGAGCCTTGTACGGACCACTGCGAGCAGCGCTGGCCGACGGTCTTCCTCTTGCCTTTGACGGTGGCGGTGCAGCGCCGTTCTGGTGGGGGTTCACCGGCGTAGTCCTGGGGGTGGGAGCGACGCGCCATCACGTCCCTCCGGGGGTCTACCAGCCGGGCGGCAGCTCTGGCGGCACCGGGTCGGGGTCGGGCTGCGGTAGCGGTTCGGGGGTGCAGTTGCAGCCGGGGAGGTCTGCCGGGTTGGGGGCGGTGCAGGTGGCTTGGTGGATGCGGGCGCCGGCGTCGTTACTGCCGTTGATGGCGTGGGTCATGCAGGCGTAGACGGCGCGGGTCCAGTCGGCGCAGTCGGGCATGGGCCCGAAGTCCGGCGGGGGCAGCTGCGGGTCGGCGAGGGCCGTGAGCTGGTCGCGGCGGGCTTGTTCCTTGGCCTGCTCGACGGCGATCTCGTCGCTGGTGAGGCGCCGCTGCCAGTGCACGATCGCGATTCCGCCGCAGACGGCGCAGGCCGGCCCGGGGGTGCTGGCGGTGATGTCGGGCGAGGTCACGGTGCCTCCGTCAGGCGGGTTCGGGTCCGAGGTTGGTGAGGAGCCAGTAGCCGGGGTAGCCGCCGCCGAAGTAGGCGCGCTGCTGTCCGTCAGTGGCACCTTGGTAGGCGAGGGCGAAGGTGACCATGCCGTTGCCGTCGATTTCGTTGTCTTGGATGGCGAACTGCTGGTCGCCTGCGATGCCGGGGAACGACGGCTCCTGGTTGTAGTACGGCGGGTAGCCCTCTACCGCCGGGGTGGGGCTGTGTGTGGACGTGAACCGCGAGAAGCCGCCAGCGGAGTTGAGGAGCGCGACGTCGTAGAAGAGGACGCCGCCGGTGCGCATCCAGGACAGGGACCAGCGGACTCGGTCGCCGACGGCTGCTGGGATGGAGCAGGCGATGGGGAAGCTGCCGGTCGCGGGCGATGTGGTCATGATGCGGTAGCTGCCGGGTGAGGCGGGCAGCGTGATGATTTCTTTGTCGATGAGCAGGTCTGCTGTGGTGATCGTCGCACCGCCACCGCCGCCACCGCCGACCGTGGTCCAGGCTGCCGCTGTTGGCCCGGTGAGGATGGGGGCTTTGCCTGCGGCGGGGGTACCGGTGACGGGGATGGTCCCGAGGAGCAGCCCGAAGCGGCTGTCGTCGCCTGCCGCCACAGTGTTGGTGGTGTCGCCGACATCGAGGATGGCCGCGTCGCCGAGCCCGAGGTTGCTGCGGGACACGCCAGCGTCGTCGACGTCTGCGAGGTTGTTGACGGCGAGGAGCGCGCCGACGGATCCGCCGCCGCCGATGACGACGCCCTGGGCCGGCCATGCGCCGGCGGTCTTGGGGCCGTAGAGGGTGACGGTGGCCGGGTAGTTGGCGACGTCGGTGTAGTAGTCCCCGTCGATCCCGACCGTCGGTGCCGGTGCGCCGTCTCCGCTGAGCATCGTGTTGCCGCGCGGTCCTTGGGTGCCGTCGGTGGAGATGACGACGGTGGGGGGCTGGCTGATGTTGACGGTCACCGCGGCCCCCTCACGGGTTGGCGACGAGCTGCGTGTTGAACCGGCCTTCGGCCCAGACGGTCTGGGTGGTGGTGCCGGGGTTGGACCACAGGGCGTGCGGGCGGGAGCCCTGCCTGAGGAGGCTCGTGGCGGCGGGGTTGAGGGTGACGGTCACGATGCCCTGGAGCGGGGCGACGTCGATCTGGCCCTGCGCGCTGGGGGTCGTGGTGACGGACACCAGGGCGGGGACGGTGGTGTCAGTGCTGTTCGGCCGGATCACGAACTCCCACGCCATCCCAGACAGGTCGATCGCGGTGCCGTCGGCGTCAGTGAGGGTGAACGTCTGCCGCCACCGGGAGCCGGCCGCGGTGGCGAACTGCACCTGTGTGGGGAGCTGCCCCATGGCCCCTCCCCCCGCGGTCAGTGGTTCTGTACGGCGTGGACGAATGCGGGGATGACGGACGCGCAGAGTCCGGCGTAGGCGATGCGGTCCCGGCGCATCGGATCCGGCAGAAGCGCAGCCAGAGCGAGTAGGACGACCGCGACCAGGTAGCAGATCAGCTCAAGCATCGTTGGACTCCTCGCGTTCTCGGCCGTCGAGGCTGTGGTGGACGATCAGCCAGCCGTAGCCGCCGTGCTTCTGTTCCACGGGAACAGTGCGGGGTCCGCAGACGCAGTCAGCCTCGGTGGATGAGGTGTCGTGGGTGATCAGGTCGCCTTGCGGTGCTATGTGCAGGATTCCTGCCACGGCGAGCTCCGCTCAGTCCTCAAGTTCGGTATCGCTGCCTACGCTGAATCCGATGGGCTTCTTCGGCTCGGGCACCGGCGTGGCGTCGAGGAGCCGGCGCGCGGTGGCTTCGGCGCGGGCGAGCTGCTTCCGTCCGTTGCCCTTGATGCGGACGAAGACCTGCTTGTCGCCGGACACGACGGTGATCCGCACGCCTGTCACGCCCTCTCGTGGACGGGCTGGTCGGCGGTGCACCACTTGCAGGCGCAACCGGTCCAGTGGCCGCCGGGGTTGGGGTCGAAGTCGCGGCCTGCCATGGGCTCGCTGTCATCGAATCGCCAGCCGAGCGCGGTGAGCGTCTGGAAGGTGATGTCCGCGATGTGCGTGCGCCACACAGCGGCGACAGGGCCGTCGCTCCACTCCCGGTCGTAGTCCGGCCATGCGAACGCGCGGGGAACGACGCCGGAGTCAAAGCCGCAGGTGCAGACGACGCGATCCGTACCGTGCGGATAGGAGGCGATGTGCTCGTTCACGGCGTGCGTTCCGCGTCCGGGGCGGCGGATTCGTCGGTGTGCCCGGTGACGAACACCGCGGCGTCCACGTCGAGGTCCAGCATCGCGGCGGGGACGGTCAGCCGCACCGCTGCCTCGCGCGTGTCCCCGTCGAGAACCAGCTCGACGCGGGTCACGAACAGCAACTGCTGTCCGTCGAGGTGGATGGTCGCGGTGCTCGGGTTGCCGCCGGGGCAGCGAACTTCGAGACGGTGCCGTTCGAGTGCCATGCGGTCCTCCAGGAATTCGGAAGCCCCGGGCCTGGAGACTCCGGGGCTTCCTTCCTGCCGTGATCAGCGGCAGGCGTATGGGTCGGTGCTCAGTTGACGCCCGTTGTGGGCGGCGTAGTCACCGGTGGTGTCGTCGGCGGGGTGGTGGGAGACATCGTCGGCACTGGGGTTGTCGGCGGCGGCGGAGTCGTCGGGGGCCGAGTGGTGGGCGGCCGGGAGGTCGGCGGATGCGTCGGCCCGGTCTGTGTGGCTGTCGGGCCCGGGTTGGGGTCGTGGTGGCCGCACGCGGCGAGACCGGACAGCGCCACCACGGTGACGGCAGCGGCGGCGAAGGCACGGAGACGCATCGAGCTCCTTCTGAGACGGATTGGGTTCAGGGATCGCCGCCGTTCCGGAGTTGAACCGGTGCTGGCCACCTGGGACGACGGCCTCGTCTGCCGGCGGCGTCCCCGTCTGTGGGTGGCGGCTCGTTGCCCGTCCCCGAGGCTAGGCCGCTCGTTTGTACCCCTGCCGTGGCGCCTCCGTGGGCTGGGACGGGTCCGGGGCGTGGTCTGGTGGCCTTGCGGCACCGACCGTTTGTGGCCCGCTGCCGGGCTGGCTGTCCGTGGGCCGGCTGGGCAGCGGGGGTAGGAGGGCCGCGCGGCCCGGCCCGTCAGAGCGGGCCGCGCGGGGCAGGCGTCACCTTCTGGCATCAGCCTGCGAGCCCCGGCGGGGGCCACCACCGGCCGGGACAGTCGGTGGGATGCAGCGGGCGGTCATCGGCGACCCTCGGCGCTCCATGGCCAGCCGCCTTCCCAGCACGGTTTGGCCGGGAGGATGGCCACGACCGCGCCGGGGAACTCCTCGCGGAGATCGTGAGCGAGGACAGTGGCCTCCCACGCGGTGAGGCCCCAGCCGTCGCCGCCCATCTCGCAAACGAGCCTGCCGCGCTCGAACGCTGCGGCCATGTAAGCGGCCACCTCAGGCGGCGTGGGTGCGGTGTGCGCGCTGCCGGGTCGCAGCTTCGGCCCGGAGGATGTCGAGAGCCCGGTAGCGGGGCCAGCCTCGACGGTTGACGGGTGCGATCTTCCCGCGGCGCTTCCACTGGTAGATCACGTCCGTGCTCACGCCCGCTGCCTCGGCGGCTTCCGTGGTCGTCCACGTGGTCGTCGTCAGATCGCCGTCGATAACCATCGGTGACCTCCCGCAGGAACACAGAAAGCCCCGGACGCTGGGTCCGGGGCTCCTGAGAAGACACGTATGCTCTGGCAGAAATCTGACACGAATGGGATCAAGCTGTCAAGCAGCCGCGTCCGCCTTGCATTCGAAGGCCACTTTGCGCGTGTGGTCGAGGTATTCGCTGGGCGTCAGCAGCAACTCGCAGGCCGGGTTGCGGCACGCTATGTAGTCGTCACCGTCGGCCCGGAACAGGGTGAGGAGTTCGCAGCGGGGGCACGGGACGCGGTGGTGCTCCAGCCGGGCATCCCGGGCGGTAAAGCGCTGTGCGGCCCGGTGCCACGCGCCGATTTGCGCGGCGGGGTTGGCGGAGTCCCGGTCGTGGGCCTCCTGCGCGGCGGGGTGGTGGGTGAGTGCCCAGTCGAGGTGCGCACCGAGGAACCGGACGGCACCGGTCATTGCGGCGCCTTCGATACCCCGTCCGGGGCGGGCGTTGAGGCGGCGCAGGTCCCGGATGTCGTCTTCGAGTTCAAGGAGCCCGCCGACGATCAGGTCGGTCAGCAAGCGGGAGGCTTGGCCGGGCCAGGACGGGATCGCGCCGGAGATCCGGCCGATCGTGCCGACCTTCGGGCCGCGGGAGGCGTGTGTGGCTTCCAGCCAGATCGCGGCCACGAGCTCGGGCAGTTCAGCGAGCTGCTGGCGGGCGCGGTGGGTGCAGGGTTCGCAGTGGACGGGGTCACCCCAGCGTGGGGACAGGTCGTGCGGCGTGCCCTGCTCCACGCGGGCGATCTCGGCTTCACGCCAGACGCGATTCTCGCGGCCGGGGCAGGCGACGGGCGACGTGTGCATGGTGGCGGCTCCCTCGTGCGGCTACCCCAACAGTGTGCGGGAGCCACCCGACAACCCCGCGGCAGTCAGCGGAGTCGCAGCTTGCGGGTGATTCGGGATCGCCAGGTCTCGTCGGCGGCGGTACGGCGCACCATGTCGGCTGCGCGATCCCAGGACTCCCATCCGTTGTAGATCGGCTGGCCATCCCGCGGGAGTTCGCCGCACGCCCCGTCGCGGAGCGCTTCGAAGTGTCGGGCGACGTCGTTCAATGCGCGTGACCTGGCGCTCACTGGTACTCCTTCCAGCCCCAGCCTTCGGCGAGGTCGCGGATGGTGTCGCATGGGGCGTCGGGTCCCCAGTCGCCGCATCCGTAGCCCTGGCCGCATTCGACGCACTTGCCGGAGCCGTCGTCGCGGTGCCTCGCGATCAGCTTCCGGTCGGCGGCGATCCTGCGCAGCACGGCGGCGGGGCTGCCAAGTTCGGCGATCAGCCGGGCCTCGGCGAGGTAGCCGCTGCGGGCGTCGGCGCAGGTGTCGTCGGGGTCATCGCAGCGGTACGCCGCATCGACACCTCGGCCTTCGCGGATCCACGTGTCACCGTCGTCGCCGATGTGGACGGTGGGGCCGAACGGCGTGTCCGCGGCCCGCCAGGTCTCTTCGGCCGCCGCCTCAGCCTGCTTCTGCCGGGCGTCCAGGGCGTCACGCAGGAACGTCAGCGGGTCGGCGGTCACTGGCCGTCCGTCCGGTAGGCGTTGTCGAGCATCGAGTCCAGCTCGCGCAGGTCAGGGTGCGCGTCGAAGACGAAGTCAGCGAGAGCGTTGCGGTCAGCAGCGTGAGCCGCAATGAGGCGGGGTGCGCAATGCCGCCACAGCTGGTTCAAGGCGCGCTCCCAACTCGGATACGGACGGTGGCTCATCGCCTTCTCCTCTTCACGCGGTTGCGCTGCCGCCGGCGGTAGGCGTGCCCGTCGATGGCGAGCAGGCCGATCCCGATGTGACGCGGCTTGAGCCTGAACGCCCGCAGGACCGAGCGCACGATCGGGTCGTTCGGATCCGGCTGCCTCATGCCGTCATTGTGCTCCGTACACCCGACACGGCCCCGGTCAGTTTCCGCTCTCGTCGGCCTGCATGTCGGCCTCCAGGTTGGTCACGCCGACGGTGACCGTCGAGGCGTCGCCATAGCACTGGTTGAGGATCGTCCCGGCATCAGGGTTGCCGGGGCAGCCGGCGTCCGAGAAGTCCTGGTTGGCTGCAGCGTACTTTTGCAGCGCGGCGACGGTCGTCGGGTACTGGTCAACGAGCCCTCCGTCATTCAGGTCCCTCAGGATGTTGGCGGTCGTCCTGGCCGCGCTGGTCATTGCGGTGAGGCAGTCGGTGGTACTGAAGTCCTGGCAGGCGGCCACGCCGCCACTGCGGGCGAGCGCGTCGAGCGGCCCCTTCCACTTGCTGCTGAGAGTGCCGTCGCCTCCCCCGCTGCCGCTGGAGCAGGCGGTGAGCAGTGCGGCGGCGGCGAGCAGGCCGGTGGCGAGTGTGGTGCGGTTGTGCACGATCCATCCCCCTCGTGGTGGTCAGGGCGTGATCGTGACAGTCCGCTTGGTGGCCGGTGGGCTCAGTGACCTAGTTGTGACACAGGCCGCCCTCAGCTGTGGCCGCCGGTACGGAAGCGATCGAGGACGCCCGCGAACAGCGCGTCGGCGGCGTCGGCGTGCCGTATAGCGCTTGCCGCTTTGGCGCCTGCCGGGAGTCCGAAGCCATCCCAGGGATAGCCGTACTGCTCCTCGACCCCGAGCATCACGGCGGGCGGTCGCTCGCGGTAGGCGACGAACGCGGGCGCGTCTTGCAGGCATTCCGTCGTGTTGCAGCTGGTGCAGAGCAGTCCGCGAATGAGACCGCTCTGATGGCAATGGTCGACGAGGAGGCGGCCGCCGGAGGCTGTACACAGGGCGCATGATCCGTCCTGCCACCGTCGTAGCGCCTGCACCGCCGACAGATGCGGCGGAACGTCTGCCTCAGGAACGGCCCACGCGTGACAGGCGGGGATTCCTCGTCGGTCCAGCGCCTCTGCCTCGGCGAAGCTGGGGCGTCCGACGGTCGTCGCCCCCAGCCACTCAAGCTCGGCTGCAGTTTGGCGCTTGACCTCTTGGCGTGCACGTACCAGATCGTCGGTCACAGGATCCCTTCCGATGCGGCGTCGATCCACTTGTCGGCTTCGCGGATGTAGCGCCAGAAGACGGGGCTGTTCGGGGCGTGTCCGGACTGCTCGCGGATCTTCTCTTCGCGCTTGCCCGCGGCGCGGGAGGCGGTGATGAACCCGGAGCGCATGCTGTGGCCGGTGAGTCGGACGGCGACGCCGGCTCGTTCGGCGTTGGCAGCGATGATCTCGCGGACGGTCTCGGCGGTGAGGTGCCGGTTGGGCATGTTGCCCCATCGGTCGATGGCGCGGAAGGCCGCGCCGCTACTGATGCCGGAGGCGGTCTTCCAGGTGAGCCACGCACGGACGGGGCACAGGTCAGGGTTCTCGCTGTAGGTGACGACGACCTCGCGGGCTTCCTTGCCTTTGACGCCGGGCACCCGCACGTTGAGGCCCTTGCCGTGGAGGGTGATGCCGTCGGCGCGGAGAGCCGCGACTTCGGCGGAGCGGCCAGCAATGAAGAACGCCATGAGCCAAAGTGCACGGTCGCGTAGGCCGGTGAGTCCCTCGGGCACGGCGGCAGCCATCTGCTTGAGCTGTTCGGGGGTGGCGGCTCTGGCTTGTCCTCGGCCGCGTGCGATGCGGTCTTCGTCGACCTTGAGCGGCTTGAGGGCTTTCCGGGCGGCGACCGTCGCCTCTTTGGGTACCTCGATGCCGTGTTCACGGCGGGCGGTGACGGTGACGCCTGTGATCCTGCGGTCGATGCTGCTGGGTGCGGCGAGCTTGATCGTGTCGAGCCAGACGACGAATCCGACGAGGGTGCCCTTGGTGACGGCGGTCGACGGCATGCGGTGGCCGGTGCGGTCGGCGAGCCAGTCGTGGAACTCTTCCCAGAGGTCCCAGTCGTTCTCGTAGCCGCGCTTGGTGTTTTTGGGGATCAGGCCGTCGATGTGCTCGTCCGCAGCCTTCTCCATGGCGGCGAGGACGGCGAGCGTCGCAGCGTCGTAGACGGCGGGGGCGGCGTCCGGCTGGTGTGGAACGAGGGCATCGGTCACGGCTGGTCCTTCGATTCGGCGAGGCGGAGCGCGATGTGCTTGTCGACCGCGCCCATCAGGAGGTCGATCTCCCACCGGACGGCGGGGCTCATCCGCGTATGGCAGCAGATGACGGCGGCAACCGTTTCTTCCAGCTCTTCGCGGGTCATGGGAACGTCCGACGGCGGGGCGACAGACTCGGTCATGCCGCGTCCGGGTGCTCAGCGAGGAACTCGTTGCGGTAGCCACCGAGTTCTGCGAGACGCAGTTGCTCGCGCGACCAGTCCGTCGGACCGGTCTCTCCGTCGAGCGTCTCGTTCCATCCGGCTCGGTAGTCGGGGTGCTGCCGCCACATGCGGGTGAAGAAGCGCATCGTCGAGCAGGGGAAGCCGCAGGCGCCGGGACAGGTGATGCACCGGCCCCAACTCTGACCGTCCTTGTCCACGTAGGGCGAGTGCTGGACGACGGCGAGGCGGAGGGAGATGACGCGGTCCACCGCGGCGTCGCGCTCGCGGCCAGGAGGCAACGCTTCGGCTTCGGCGAGGCCTTCGCGGAGCCGGGCGTGTACGAAGTCCTCGGCCTGGAACTCCCACAACCAGTTTGGATCATGTCGATTCATCATGCCTAATTGTACCGGTTTTTCGCCCGCGATATTGCATGTTATCGAGAGTTGACGCGAGCAACCCACGGGCCCGGATGGCGCGTTGGAGCAGCCCGGCTCACTCCCCGAACAGCCAGTCCTGCTCGACCTCGAACCGCCCGGGCTGCCGCACGGTGGGGTCTGTGCCGAGCTTGTGGGCGCAGCCATCTCCCACACCGCGCAGCCGGGCCTCCCGGCCCGCCAACGGCCTGCCGCACATTCCGCAGCGGATGACGCGACGCCCCGCCGCGAGCTCGGCGTCCGTAGCGAGGCCGGGTAGCAGCGGGGCGTCTGGGGTCATGGGGCCAGTGTGGCGGGTCACCGTGTGGTGGCGGATCGTTCCCATGCGGCCAACCCGGCGACGGCGGCTTGTTCGCGGGTGGCGCGGGGCGTGTTGTGCATGCGGGCGCTGTTGGCGAGCCACCAGGTCCAGCCGTTGCGGCCTGAGCGGGATGCCCCGCCGTAGGACGGTTCGACGATCACGAGGATGGTCCCGCCGGACGTGACGTGCCACCGCCGATCCTCCGACCACGACGGGGCCTTGACGAGGGCCGCGGCATCGATCACAGCACGGGCCTTCGCAGCGGTCAGACGGCCGGTCACGGCGTGGGCTTCTGTCCGTCGATGGCCTCGCGCAGGCTGCGGGCGAGGGTCTGATACAGCTCCCGGTCCGGCACCGTGAGGGCCACGTCGGCGAAACCGTCGAGGCGGCCGGCGAGGTCCCGCACCCGGTCGAGTGCGGCTTCCAGCGCCTCGACCTTGGCCTCATGCCGTTCGTCGGAGCAGATGAGCGGGATCCCCGCAGCGAGTGCGGCTTCGGCGCGTTCGGCGCGTTCGCGGGCATCGCCTTGTCCGGGGCTGTACCAGGCGTCTCCGTTGGCGTCCCGGTGGGCGTCGTGGCCGCGGTCGCGCGTGCAGGGGCCGAACGTGGCGGGGTGCAGGGTGCCGCCGCTGGTGGTGGCGTCGCAGGTGCGGTCGCGGCTGGTGGCCTGGGCGGAGTCGGGGGCGGGCGGGGTGTCGTCAGGCATCGGGGGCTCCGGGGGTGGTGGCACGGGTCTCTTCGGTCCATTCGCCGTACTTCGCGGGCCACGCCTGGCGGATCAGCGGGGTGACCTGCCATTCGGCTTCTAGGAAGTCGGCCATGCGGGCGTCACGGTGGGCCTTGGTGTCGAAATCCAGCAGCGTGCCGTCGCGGAGCTTGAATCCGTACTGGACGCCGGGCTTGGACGCGCCCAGGACGGCGGCGGCAAGCGCGGCCATGTCCGCGTTGCTGGTCTCCTTGGCGCGCGTGCCGATCCGGGCAGCGAGGTGCTCGATCTGGCGGAGGGCGCTGTCGAGTTCGCCGGGCTCCTCGGGCCGGGGTACGGGAACCCACTGCTTGCCGTTGCCGTACACGTCGCAGTGGGGGCCGTAGAGCCAGTAGCCGCCTTGGTGCTGCTCGTAGGGCTTGAGCTGGTCCCACGGGATGGGGTGGCCGTCCGGCAGTGTCGTGTCAGGCATGGGGCTGCTCCCCGACGGCAGGAACGGTGGGGCGGAGTCCGTCGAGGATGCGGCGTTCGACGGCGGCCTGGTAGGCGTTCCGCTGCTGCCGGGTCGGCTCGTCTTGGTGGTCGAAGTACCAGCCGGTGGTGACGTCCCAGCAGTCAGCATCCATGGCGTGGTAGTCGGCGTGGAGCAGGCACGCGGTGATCGGTGCGGCATTCATCGGCTGGGCCTCTCAGGGGCGGTGAGCGTGTGGCGCTTCTTGTGCTGACCGTCGACCCACTGGCGCATCGCGCGGGCTTGGCGGCGCGTCGGCGTCAGGCTGCGGTCCCATTTCTTCGGTTGCCACGCCTCCTTGCCGCTTCCGACAGGTGCGGGCAGGTAGTCGACGGCGCCGTCGTCTGTCCACACGTAGTTGCCGTAGCGGTGCATTCCGTTGTGGCGGCGGCGGAGTGCACACCGCCAGTGGGTGTAGCCGCCTCCGCCCGCTGGGGTGTCGTCGGTGCGGGAGCGACGGTTGCAGTAGCCGTGCGCTATGGCGAGGAGGTCGTACCAGCGGTTGCCGGTGCGGCTGAGGTTGCGTCGGATGGCCTCGGTGGCGGTCACGGTGGTCCTTTCTGGCCCGCGTCCCCGGGCGGCACCCGGGAACGCGAACAGGGGGGTGGGGTTCAGGCGGTGGGCCGGCTGTCGAGGTCGGTGATCCAGGCGGCGATGACGGCGGCGGACTGAATCAGCTCGGCGCGGAGCTTGGCCGGGTCGGACTCGGCGAACGCCTCACGGATCTCTTCCATGAGGATGTGGGCCCAGTCGCCCTTGCCTTCTGCGAAGACCTGCTGGCAGACGGCGCGGGCATCGTCGGCCAACTTCCGCTGGGCGTCGCTGATGCCGGTTCCGTCGGGGTGGTGCTGGTCGCCCCACTTGGCGAGCTGGGCCTGACGCTCGGTGTCGACGGCTTCGGCGAATGCCTTCACGCCGGGGGTGGCGAAGAGGGTGGGGTACGACATGGGGTTCTCCCAGGGTGTTGTGGGCGGGTGCGGGTGTGGTGGGATCGCGGGGTGACGGGCCGGCCCTTCCGTTACCGGCGGAAGGGACGGCCCGGCCACGCGGGTCATGCGGCTTGGTCGCGTGCGGCTGCGAGAGCGCGCCACACGGTGCGTTCGGAGCAGCCCACGAGTTCGGCGATGAGCGGAACCGGCTTGGGCCGGAGCTGGAGGATCGCGGCGCGGCGTTCCACGGGCCGCATCCGCTCGGGCGGTTCTCCGGCCACTGCCCGTTCGATGGCGATCTCGTCGAGTGGTGGCGGTCCGGGCAGGAGTGGTGTGCGCCAGGGTGCGCAGGTGAGGCACTGCCGGTAGTGGCGTCCGTCGCTGCGGGTGGCGGCGGTTTCAACGATGTGGTGGCCGCGGTGCCGCATGGTGTAGATGGCGTCGTGGCGTTCCCGGCGGCAGCTCGGGCAGTAGTCGGGGCGGGCGTCGGGGTGGCCGCAGGGGGGCGGGGTGATGGTTCGAAGCTCTGTACGCCCCGTAGAGGCCACGGGAGCCGTCCCGGCGGGAATTCCCCCGCCGAAGCCGTTCGGGGCCGTCTGGCGGCGACGGGGACGGCTCGACGGCCCCACGGGGGTCGAATCGGATCGGTCAGTCGTCATCCGACGCCCCCTCGACCGGCACCGGCCTTCCCCGCCCTGCCGTGTACCGCCGCTCACGACACGGCCTCCCAGAGGGTGCGGGGGATCTCTTCGGTGCCGCGCAACTGGCGAGGACGCGAGGGCCTATCCCAACCGGGGCGCGCCGGCCGCTCGGCGATGACGCGCCATCCGGCTGCTCGCAGCGAAGCGCCGGTTTCGCCGGCCTGGGTGTAGGTGATCAGTCGCGTGTAGCCGAGAGCCGATGCCGCCCGCCAGCAGGCCCCGTAGAGCATCGAGTTGACGTTGCGGGTGCCGTCGGTGGCGGTACGGGTGACCTCCAGCGTCTGGCCGTTGTCGAGGAGTCGGGCGACGGGCCGGCCGACTATGGCGACGCCGCAGAGGACGCCGTCGTCGGTGGCGACGCCGACGGCGAAGATCTGTCCTACGGGTGGCAGGTGGTGCCGGTGCCACATCGCGACGAATCGGCGGGCCTCTCGGGACCGGACGGGCACCAGATGCAGCCTCGTCGTGGTGTCGGCCATCACCGCACCCCCTCAGCGTCCTGTCGGGCGGCCATCGCGAGGACGTCGGCGACGGTGTAACCGTTCACCGTCACGTGCGGCGCGGCATCCTTCGCCAACCGCAGCGCGGTGTCGAGGTCGAACCGGTGCGCGGCCAGCCAGTCGTCGCCACGGTCGTAAGGCTTGACCCCGTCGGCCCAGGTGCCGTCAGCACCGAGGCACGCGTGCTCGCCGCGCTGGACGGCCCACCGGCCCCCGCCGCGGTACCGGACGGTCAGCCCGAACGAGAAGCTGTTGATGTTGTCTTCGGGGATGCACGAGACGGTGTACTCGGTGGCCTGGACAACGGCCTGAGGCGTGTTGTTCACGGGTGTTCTCCCTGGTCGGGGCGGGTGCCTTCGGGTGGGGTTACGGCGGAAGGGTTATGCGGGCAGGTCATGCGGCTGCTGCATCGACTGGCGCGTTGCTGGAACGGCCGCGGTCGCGCTGTCCGCTGATGGCCTCCGCGGTCTTGCGCAGCCATTCGGCGACCTGCTGCGGGTTGTCGCCGGCGTCGAGCCGGTCGGCTGCCTGCGCTGCCAACTGTCCAAAGTCGGTGATGGCCCGGCCATCGGCGGCTCGGTTCTGCTGGGCGACGCCGGCCCAGAACGTGTCGGCCTTCCCCTGCTGCTGCTCGCGCACGGTGTCGCGTAGGAGTCCGGCGCGGGACAGGAGGGCGAGGGTGCCGCGGGAGATGTCGTCGGCGTGCCACAGCATCCAGCGGCGTTCCTGGATTGCGGCCCAGGCGGTTTCCTCGACGGGGGTGAGGGGCTGGTCTTCGCGCAGGTATGCGGTGGCCTGCCGGTTGGGCTGGCACGGGTACTGGTCGCAGGCGGCGAAGGTGCCGTTGTGGATGGCGCTGAGGTGGGGTGCTGTGTGAGTGGTGGGCTGCTTGCGGGGCATGTCACGCTCCTTGTGGGTCCGTCGGGTTGGCTGTGGGGTGAGGTACGGCAGGCCGTCAGGGGGCGATGCCGTCCTCTGCGCTGATTCGTCGTGTGGCTTGCACGGTTTGGAGGTCTGGGTCTTCCATCAGGTCCGCGAGGGCTTCTTGGACGGGTTTCGGGCTGAGGTCGCGGCGTGCCAGCACCCGCAAGATGAAGATCACGGAGTCGACTAGGCCGACGGTGATGCCTTCTTCGGATCGGCAGCTCTGCGGCTCCTCCGAGTCGTCGGGCGGCGGGTTTGTCATCGCGGCGGTTCCTTTCAGGCGGCGGGTGTGGCAGTCGGGGTCAGGCGGCGGTGAGGGCGGCGAGGAGTTCCGCGCGGTGTCGGGCCTGCTCGTCGGGCGTCCACTCGCGGCGCTTGAGGGCGTGGCCGGTGGGGATCGCTTCGAGGGCGCGCTGGGCGTCGGGGTCGCGGCGCAGTGCATGCCGGGCGGCGTTGGCGGTACCGCGGTGGATACCGAGGCGGGCGGCGATGGCGGTGTCGGTGTGGCCGGCGGCGATCAGCGCCGCAATCTCGGGGCGGACGCTCATGCCGCGGTCCTTTCGGCTTCGGTCTTGCGGGCGGGGTGGATGGCGGGGGCGCCCAGCGGCCAGCCGTTGTTGTGGCAGTCGATGCCGGGCTCGACCTGGCAGGTCGGGCAGCATGCGGAGGCTTTGACCCAGGCGGTGACGCGGGACGGGCACGGGTCGGTCTTGCGGCGGCGCTTCGAGATCGTGGTGCAGGGGGCGTGCTCGTGGGCTCCGCAGTGCGGGCACTCAACGGCGCGCGCCGGGTGATGCTTCGCGCGGGCCAGATGCCGGATGCCATCGGGGGCCGGCGCGCCCCAACGCGCCGTCACGCCGACACCGCGGCTTCGCTGCGGGGGTACTCACGGATGCGGAGATCGGCCGGCCAGTAGTCGGGATTGCCGCCCTTCGTGTCGCCCCAGGCGTGGACGGTCTGGCCGGCGACGGTGGTGCCTCGTGCCCAGACCGATCCGAGCTGCTTGACGAACGGGGCGGTTCCGGCGAGGCGGGCCTCGTGGATCAGGTCGGCGATCCACCACGGTTCGAGGGGTCGGGCGCCGGCGCCGGACTCGCCGCCGAGGATCAGCCAGTCGATGGCGGTCAGGCTCAGGTCGGGCAGCGCGCCGATGAGGGGCTCGGCGGAGATGAACCGGATGGCGGCCGGGGCTTGACGGAGCGCGTCGGCGCGGCGGACGTAGTCGTTGGACTCGATCGACGTGCCCAACCAGACGTTCGGGAGCGGCCAGCCGGAGCGGTGGTAGATCCCGCTCTCCAGGCCCGGGACGTAGGTCGGGCTGTGGGAGGTGGCGGCCCACTCCATGGAGGACCGAAAGTGCTCGCCGGGCGGGTGACCAGTGCCGCAGGTGCAGAGGTCGGTGAGGATGCGGGCCGCTCGCTCGGGCCGCTTCGTGAGGATCTGGTAGGTGTGCTGCGGGGTGGCGGCCATGACGGCGAAGACCTGGGCCAGGAACTCCCGGGGAACCCGGGCGTGGAACAGGTCGGACATCGAGTTCACGAAGACCCGGCGGGGCTTCTTCCAGCGCAGCGGCTCGGTCAGGACGTCCGCATGCGTCGTCAGACCGAAGCCGGGCCCGGAGGTGACCGGGTGGCCGTCGTTCTGGTACTTGGCTTGGCCCATGGCCTTGAGGCGGCGGGCCATCGTGAGGGCGTAGCAGTTGTCGCATCCGGGGCTGATCCGGTCGCAGCCAGTCGTCGGATTCCATGTCTTGCCTGCGGTTCCGTCGTCTCCGCGGGTCCATTCGATGCTCGTTGTACTAGCCATTGAGGGTCGTCTCCATCCAGTGATCGGTGTTGAGGGTGAGCGCCAGGGACACCAGGTCTGCCCAGGCGTTGGGGAAGGCGGAGTAGCCGCGCTCGAACCACGGAGCGGGGTCGCTGTTGTTCTTGCTGCTGTTGCACGAGCGGCAGGCGGGCGCGAGATTGCCGGGCGCCGACTTGCCGCCTCGCGAGACGGGCCAGATGTGGTCGACGGTGTCGGCCGGACGTCCACAGCCGTAGGCGCAGAGTCCGTCGAACCGTTCGCGTTCTTCGTGCTGCCACCAGGGCGGTATGGGCGTCAGATTGCGCTGGCGGGCGTGGACACGGGCTCGGATCTTTTCGGCGGCCATGCCCTTGTAGTTGGCTCTCGCCTCAGCCGCTGCGTGCGCCTTGCATACGCCGCTGCGTACCTCGCCAGATGGAATCCAGATCTGGCAGCCGCGGCACCAGGATTCGCCACGTGCCGCGCGCTGCCGGCGTTCCGCCTTGGACGGGCCGGCGGTCTTCCTAGTCGGATAGTTCGAGCAGGTGGACTTGAGGCCGTCCCAGCGCGTCCGGTCCTTGGTGAAGGTGCTGCGTGACTGCCACGCCTTGCAGCCGGTGCACCACTTGAGACCAGCGGTGAGCTTGGCGTCGTACTCGTCGAGTGTCACGCCGATCCTCGAAGCCGCTGCCGCTCGAAAGCGACGAGCCGGCCTCTGGTCGGTCCACTGAATGGCGGTCATCGGTTTTCTCCTTCGAGTTGGAGGCAGTTGGTGCATTCGCAGCGGTAGTGGCCAGGGGGCTGGCCGTCGTCGAGCCACTGCCGGTATTCGGCGAGGGCCCGCTGAATCTCGGCGGCGGGTATCGGCTCGGGCGGGTCGGGGGGCCGGGTGCCTGGCGGCCACGTGCCGGGCCGGCGGCCTGGCGGTCCGGGCGCCTGGGGCTTGGTGGCGGGTTTGCCGGTCGCGGTCCGGCGGATCAGTGACCGCATGTAGCCAGGCAGGTCGCCCTCGCGGCGCATCGCCGCGGTGTCCTCGGGGGTCAGGTCGCTCACGACGCCTCCCCGTCATCGACGATCTCCGCGTCCACGACCTCGCCGTCGTCCAGCTCGGCCAGGGCGCGGCGGGATGCTTCGCGGCGGCGTTCTTCCTCGGCGGCCCGCTGCTGCGGCGTCACCTCGGCGGCACCTTCCACGGCACGGCGGCGGGCGGAGTGCGGGTGCTTGCGGGGCTTGCCGAGGGGCTGCTTCTCAGAGCCGCCCGGTAGGGGCGTCTTGCAGGGGCGGCCTATCGCGGCCTGGCAGGTCGGGCAGATCACACCGAGGGGGCCGGCGCGGCGTACCGAGTCGATTGCGGTGACTGTGGCGTCCTCGGCGTCCGGCACGACCCGGCCGATCTGCGTGAAGCCGCGGGCGCTCAGCCCGTCGAGGAACTGCCGCGACGGACCACCCTCCAGCGCGGGCCGCTCCATCGAGGTGACGCGGCCGGAGGCGACGGCCCGCACCTGGCCGCGAAGCCGCGCCAGGTACTCCTGGACGGTCTCGCCCTCGACCGGCTCGTACTGGAAGTTCTCCAACCTGCCGTTACGGATCTTGGTGCGGAGCGTCTGCACGTGATGCGGCAGAATCCACAGACGCTCGCCCGGGTTCTGCGGCGGCGTCCGGTAGTAGACCGCTACGGCAGCGCGGGTGTCATTGTCGAACGGGACATCGTGCAGAGCCGCGGCCCAGGACTTGGCAGCAGCGAGAGACGGCTGCCGGTTGTCGAAGCCGGAGCAGTGCGCGAGGAGTTCGGCTGCTTCGTCGGCGTTCACGCGGGATCTCCTTCCTGGCGAAGTTGCTCGGCGATGGCCATCCAGCCGGCGACCTTCGCGTCGGTGCCGGTGAGGGTCTGGCCGGTGGGGAGCTGGACGACGTTGCCGCGGGCGGCCTGGGTCTGGCGGCGTTCGGCGGCTCGCTTGTGGTCGTCGCGGATCCACTTCTGCCAGGCGTCGGGCCACGACTTCCGGCGTGCGCCGGTGGAGCGGTAGTGGCTGACGAACTGGGCGGTGGAGTGGTCGATGTCGATGAGGTCGGCGAAGCCGTCGCGGTGGGCCCAGCGGCGCATGCCGTCGGTGACTTCGAAGCCGTCGATGTCGATTGGGGCGAGGCCGTCAGGCCGTGAGACTTCGGCCGAAGGCGCGGGCGCGGTTTCGTTGTCTGCGCCAGCCACCCCCCTCTTGTCTGGGGCTGGGGTAGGGGCAGGGGTAGGGGAAAGGGCAGGGGCCGCGCGCACGTGTGTGCCCGCGCGCCCGCGCGTAGAGCCTTTCGGACCCCCTTCGTCAGGGGTATCGGAGGGGGTTCCCGAAGGGGTTGCGGAGGGGGTTCCCGAACCCCCTCGTGTGGGGTCTGGGTCGGGGTTGCCGAAGGCCCGTCGAAGGGTCTCGATGTGCTCGACGACCTGCGCCCGGATGGACGTCCCCTCGCCGCGTGTCGTCTTCGTCGGCTCGCTGGACAGCTCGTCGAGGGGGATCCGGTCCATCTCGGCCAGGAGCGCCTTCCGGAGCTTCGGGGACGAGATTTCCAGTGCGCCGGAGACCATGGCTCCCATGACCTTGGGCATGCGCCACACGCCGTCGTTGCGGACGAACGAGCGGATGAGAAGTTCCTCGGTGTCGTCGTCGACAACGACGAAGCGGGCGTGTTCCAGCGCCGTCAGCAGCTTGTCGAGGTCGGCGACGGACAGCCCGGCGGCCTTGCGTGCCCAGCGGCGCAGCGTCAGGTCCAGCAGGCCGGCATGGTTCAGGTTCGGCTGGCTGATGAGAAACAGGTAGAGACGCTGCGCCTGCTGGTCGAGCGCGATGAAGTCGGCGTCCTCCCAGATGGAGGTGAGGATCCTGCCGTGTCCGCGGGCCATCAGTTGCCACCGCCCGCGTTTGCCGCCTCAGGCGCGAAGTCGTCGACGTGGCAGCTTTGCCGCTCACCAGCCATGCGGGCGCCAGTGTGGATCGCCTCGCGGCTGTATTCGGCGCGGGTGGCGCAGGTGAGGAGCCCTTTGAACATTCCCACCTGGTTCGGCGTGGGATCGGGTCCGCCCGTCTCTCGCCAAGCACTCAGCCACGCGTCGAAGGCGCCGTCCATCCTGCTGAACTGTTCGCCCGAGATGGGTGCGTATTGCGTGTCCGCGGCCCTAAGTCCCCAGGAGAGATGCCCAGTCAGGTGCATTCCAGCATCTACGGCTGCGCACAAGATCTCGCCGACTGAGTAGCCGAGGTCGGCCAGGGCGGCACGGTGCACGAGGAACTCGTCGTATTGGTCCGTGGTTGGCTCGCCACCGTGGCTGGCAACGGACCAGGCGTAGGTCCATGCGCTTTCCGCGGCGTGCCCTTCGATCTCGGGCGTACCCCATTCGGGCGGGTAGCCGCCTCGCCACAGATGGTCGACGCGGGCGTCGGTCACCTGGCTTCGGAGCGTGGCCGCCTGCCGGAACATTTCCTGGTCGACGTCTGCGACGACTTTGGCACCGGGCATGCTGCTGGTCTTGCCGGTATTGCAGGGCTGGCAAGAGGTGACGAGGTTGGTGGGGTGATCGCTGCCGCCGAGCGCCTGCGGGATGACGTGATCGACGTGGAGCTTGGCGTCGGGTGCCGTGGCGCCGCAGTACCGGCAGGCGTGGTTGTCCCGCCTTAGGACTTCGTAGCGGAGGCGCTGGGAGACAGGCATCGGGTCTTCTTTCAGGCATGCGTGGATGGGACCGTGCGGTGTCTTGGCAGGGCTGCGGTCGCCCTGCCATACTACTTTAAAGATTGGCCAAGATGGAAGGACTTACCATGGCTTACACTCTGTTCATGCCTGCTGACCAGCGCATTGAGATCGCGAAGGACGGCATTGCCGAGGTCCCGATGACCCACGCGCGCGCCGCCCTGACGTCGCTCATCCGCGAGGTGAGCTGGGGCGGGAAGGCCGGCGCCTTCACCGAGCGCGGCAAGCGGGTCGCGATGGTCGTGCAGCCGGAGCAGTACGAGGAGGTCACCGTGATGCGGGAACTCCGCGCCTACCTCCAGACCCTGGAGGCCAGCGGCACGCCGAGCGACAAGACCAGCGCCCGCGTTCTGCGCGAGGCTCTGGACCTTGCCAAGCGCCGCGCTCTCGACTCGTCCTGACACGCCCTCCTCCTCCTTCCTGCTCTGCCTGGCCCCGTTTCGGCGGGGCTTTGTGCTGTGGTGTGCCGGCCCGGGGCGGTGAAGCCCCGGGCCGGCGGGCTACTCGAACCGGAGCGGTTCACCGGCTGC